GGCGGTGACGGTGACGGTGGAGCGTGTCGAGAGGGACGCCGGCCGCGGCCGGGACGTCGGGCGGGGTCGGCGGCGCGAGCTCCCGCCGGGGGGCGCGTCGTAGGGCCCTGACGTCCTACTTTGCCGAACGCCGCTCATCATGTCAGTAGCGTGCGCTACGTTGCTCCCGTAGCGCACGCTACGCCGAGACATGAGGGGTGCACATGGCGATCAGGATCGTGGAACGTGCCGAGCCGGGCCGGGCCGGGGAGGTCCAGGCCGCGGCCAGGTGGGGCGAGATTCAGTATCGCAGTCACAACATGGACAACGGGGTGTGGAAGGCGCCGGGCTTCGTGCTGCGGCTCGTGGACGCCGGCGGCCGGATGCTCGCGCGCCTGGACGTGGAGTGCAAGCGCGGTGAGTGGGACGACATCGCCCGGGCGCAACTGGACGCGGTGGAACCGTGGATTCCCGTCCTGCGCGCGCTGCGGGGGTCGGGGGACACGCGGGGCGCTGACGGCTGGAGCGCCGAGATTGAGCGCGTGCGCCGGGCCGCGCGCGAGCTCGTGGAGGTGGACCAGGGCTGGGCGTCGCTGGACGAGTTGCTGGAGGCGTATCAGCGGGACATCCTGCGGTGGGCCACGGCCGAACAGATAGAGGCCGCCGCCGGCGGCCCGGCGGGCGTCGATCACCAGCGCCTCGCCGCGGCGGTGGAGCGCCGCTTGGACTGGGCCCGGGGGCGGGTGCTTCTGCCGGCGCTCGGCGCCGCGCCCTGGCCGGTCGCCCAGCACCCGATCCCTCGGGGCTGGTTCTTCCCGGACCCCGGGGGCAGCGCGCCCCTGGACGAGCGCGACCGGGAGTACGTCGCGCCGTACGTCGGCCGGATGTTGCTGGAGGCGTGGCGGATGGCCACGGCTCAGGGTGACGCGCTGGTGATGTTCGCCCACGAGGCCGGCGTCACGAAAGCGGCCATCCACCGGGCGTCCGGGATCGCCCGGACCACGATCAATCAGCGCTTGGGCGCGGCGGCCGCCGGCGACGACGAGGCGCCGGATGGGGACGACGAGGCGCCCGGCGCCGGCGACACGCCCGGCGGTGAGGGACCGGACGGGGCCTGAACCCCGGACACTCCCCCTGACCTCGGTTTTGCTGAAACGATCATCCGCATAATGTGCATTATGCGGAGTGATCAACTGACGGGCCGTCACACCGGGGGAGTGGTCGCGGGGGAGTGGTAAGCCGCTGACGAAAGGTAAGCCGATCCGCTACCCCCCTTCCAAGGGGGGTAGGGTCTACCCCTCGTCAGCGACAGGGTCCGTAGAGCGACAGTCGAACCAGTCCACGAGCGCCAAGAGCGCGGCGACGTCCTGGCGCGTCTGGCGTAGCGACGCCATCGCCATGTCAGCCGGCGCGTTCCCGTCGAACCGCAGGGTGACGGCGCCCGACGCCGCGGCGCGTGCGTTCCGGGCGCGGATCGCTTCAAGATCCACGTGAGGACGATTCAGGGTGCTCATGCGGCACAGAGTAGCCACGTCGTCCCGAACCGGTCGCGGACTGTCACCGGACCGTGGAAGGCTTCAACACCGACGGCGGCCGGCCCATCCGTAGTAGGCCGGCCACCGCCGCACCGACGATCAGACCACACACGACAGGAGACACACGAGCATGACGCAGAACGAGGGACCCGCCGCCGGCGACTTCCCCGGCGAGATCCCGATCTTTGACCTCACCGTCCCGAGCACCGTCCCGGGCGGGAACGTCTGGGACAACCTGGCGGCCGGCGGCGGGAGCGACCCCATGGCGCTGATGGGGATCGCCTTCCAGATCCCCGACGTGATGGGCTACCTGTCCGGGGCGCTGGCCGAACACGACGAGAACCCGGACGCCGCCGCGACGAACCCGGCCCTGTTGGACCAGGTCTGGGCCGAAGCCGCCGGCGAGACGCGCGCGGCGATCCTGCTCAGCCTGGCGTGGCAGAGCCGGGAGTACGAACTCCCCGAGTCCGAGCACGTGAACGGCGCGCTGTACGCCGCCCAGCTCCACGACGAGGCCGCCAAGTTCACCGGCGACTCGGAAGCCTGGCACGGCGTCGGGTTCCCGGGCATGCCGTACCCGGGACCGGCCGGGATCCTGGCGTCCGGACTCGGGATGGACCGGGAGGACGTCTATAACACGATGGTGGCGGCACTCATCATGGGCGCGGCGATCCCGCGCGAGGGGGCGTGACGTGGAGATCCCCGCCCACGTTCGCACCGTCTTCCTGTGCGACGCCTCCACCGTGTCCCGTCCCGTCATGGCCTACATGACACGCACGGCCGCCGACCCGCAGGCGTGGAACGTCTTCCAGTGCGGGGAGCCGGCGGAAGTGTTGCAGACCACTGAGGACGGGACGGACGGCTTCACGACTGACGAGGCGCTGGACAAGGCGTTCTCCCTCGCGTGGCCGGACGCCGTGGAAGTCTCCCTGATCGGTGACCCGGCCTCCATGCACCAGGGGTAAAGACCAGCGCGGATAAAATCACGGCTCTTGCTAAGCCCCCGACCGAGCCCCGGGCCCTATGGATGGGCCCGGGGCTCTGTCTCGTGCGGGCGCGCGAGCGCCGCGCCGAGCTCGGCGTGGAAGTCGGCGGCTTCGCTGTGCGTGAACGTGAGCCGGATGCGCTGGGCGCCGCACTGGCAGTCGGCGCCCAGGACCAGGCACAGCGCACCGACGCGACCGTGATCGATGATCATCGATTCCACCTGGTGCTGTTCGTCGGTACAGGCCGGGACGGCGGCCGCGCTCACCGAAGCCCCTCGGGCTGGTACGGGGTGACCTCCAGTTGCAGCACCGGGCCGCAGTACGGGACCTGGTTCCCGGCGGGCCACTGGCGGGAGCCGTACGGCACCGGTTCCCAGAAGCGCCGGCGGACGACGAAGTCCCCGCCCGAGTGCTTGGCCTGGACGCGGACGACGTCGCCGACGGCCGGCGGGTGCACGGTGAGCAGACAGTCCGAGCCGTCGGGCCCCTCCACGGGGATGTGCCGGGGACCGTCGGGCGTCGGGACGTGGAACCGACACCGGACGTACGCCGGGGGCGCCGCGCCTTGCTGAGTGTCCATGTCACGAATTGTGTCAGCGCCCTGCGCTGGATTACTCACTGACGGTAGCTTGCATCAGCGAACTTCCCCGAAAGAGGTGGTGGTCATGCTCCCGGCCCTGGTATGGGTCCTGACCGGTCTTCCCGCCGGCTACATGGCGTGGTGGGTGGTCCCCCGAGCCGCGCAGGGCGGCCCGATCACTCAAGCGCTGGCCGTGGCCTACGCCACGGACGCGCGCACGATGATGAACCTGTGCCGCTTCAACGACGAGCTGTACGGGCGCCGCTTCGTGGCGGCGGCCGCCGTGACGGTGTGGCCGGTGGCGTACGTGACCGGGTTCCAAGCGTGGTTGGCGTACCGCCGGATCGCCGGGCCGCACGGCCGGCGACGTCGGTAGGGTGGCGTCCGACGAAGCGGCCCCGGGAGACGTCGCCCGGGGCCGTTCTCGTGCTCAGTCCGCCGGCCCCTGGTCGGCCGGCGCCGCCTGGAGCTCGGCGAGCTCGTTCCCCATCCGCAGCACCTCCAGCACCCAATCCCTCAGCGACGGGTCCTCGGGCAGCGGCGCGCTGGGCAACGGCCGGTGGTTCAGCGCGGCGAGCTCGGCGCCGAGCCGCGCGGCCTCCAGCACCCATTCCGTCAGGGGGTGCGTCTGGAAGTGCGTCCACAACAGGTCATCCGTGTGGCGTGCCCGACTCATGGCGAGCGCGCCGCACATCGTGGCCAGGACGCCGTCCGGTCCGAGAACGGCGCTCGCCGCGGCGTAGTCGTCGGGGGTCACGGCGTCGAACGCGGCCATGAGGTCCGGCAACCCGGGCGCCATGGCGTCGAACACCGCTGAGGCGTCCGACCACGCCGCGTCCGGTTCGTCGTGGTGCCAGTCGCACGACGGGAGAGGACACAGGTACCGCGTGAGGGGTGGCCGGATGGCGGGGGCTTCCATCCGCGTCATGGTACGCGGGCCGCAGGGGGCTTCCACGGGGCGCTCGGCGCCGTGGTGGTCCGGTCGGCCGGGGCTTCGGTTACGAGTCCAACGGGTGACAGGCTCGGCCTGTCACCGAATCCCGGCCCAGGTCGGGGCTGGTGCGACGGCTCGGCGGCGCTCTCGGCGGCCGCGAGGGAGCTTGTACGACAACTGAGCCCCCGGGGCGTTCCCGGGGGCTTCGGTCGGTGCTCAGGTGGTCGGCCCCGGGCCGTAGGGGTCTTTCTCGTCGCCCGGGCCCTTGGACACGGCGGCGCGGATGAGTTGGATCTCCATGTCCGCCAGCACCTTGTCCACTGCGGCCATGAGTTCGGCGATGCTGGTCCCGCCGTCGGCGCTCGTCAGCGTGCCCTTGATGTACTCCAGGTCGGCGTCACTGACGAACAGGGCGACGATCTTCATCAGGATTTCGACTCGGGCGCCCAGCTCGCGGTATCGGGTCAGGTCGGGGGCCATCCGGCGGTAAGCGTCCCACATGCTCGGGACGGCCCGGAAGACGACCGGGCGGCCGCCGATTGTCACGATGACGGGACGTGTGGGATGGGGTCGGGCCGGCGTCGGGGCGCGCTCGGGCGCGGCCGCCGCACTGGTGAGGCGCGTCCGGAATCCTCCCTTGCCGCGGCGTCGGGCGGCGCTCATGCCGCTTCGCCGTCCGTGTGGACCGTGACCGACGGCGCGCGCCGGTCGCCGCATGCCCACTGAGGGAAGGGCAGGATCGCGGCGCCGGGGAGACAGTTCGTCTCGTCGGGGTCGCCGGCGCGGCCGGCGGCGCGCGCCGTCGGGTCGGCGCCGCTCCCGAGGATGGCGGCCAGGGCGGCGGTCCCGAGTGCGGCGGCGGGTCGGATGATGAGGCGGCGCCGAGCCCGGGCCGCGGCGGGGTTGGCGGTCGGCTCGGTCCGGGTCCCGGGGGCGGCGTCGGCGCGGGAGGCGCGGACGATGGCCAGGGCCAGGACGCCGCGCGCGGTCATCATCGCGGCGCGCTGGCGGACGGCCGGGCGGGTGCGGCGGTGGCGGGCGGCGCCTGCTCTCTGGGTGCTCGGGCGCCGGGCCGCGTCGGCGGTGGCCGTGGTGGTCGGCGGCGTGTACGTAGTCATGACCGGATTCTGGCATCACCGGGGCGGCGCTGCGGGGCTCTCGGGCGGCGTGCCGTCCCTACGCTGGAGTTGTCCAAAATCTGACATCTCGGGAGGTTTGGGCCATGACGCTGACGACCGGTGGTTTCCGGTTCTACGCGGATTATTCGCACGGGGGGGACCCTACGACGTGGATCGCTCAGCGCCTCGTGTGCTGGCAGTCTGCGAACCCGTCGGCGGTGGTACGGACCAGCACGGATCAGCAAATGATCTTTGAGGTTCCGAACCCGATGCCGTCGGGGCTGATCATGAAGGACGGCGGGACGGACTACTCCACGGCAGCCAACACGTCATGGCAGTACGTCCCGCTCAGCGCCACGCAGGTGAGCACGATCGACCCCACGACGTGCGGGAAGTCCAGCGCGCCGCCGGTGCTCAAGCCGTGGGAGTTCCCCGTCTCGGCGTACGGGGCCGTCGGCGACGGCGACCACGACGACACGGCCGCGCTGAACGCGTGCCACGCCGACGCGTGGGCTTACGCCGCGTCCCATAACGGCGTCTACAGCGTGGTTCTGGACGCGCTGACGTACCACATCGCGAGCGCGCCGAGTACGGCCCACTCCGGGAACGCGCAACTTCCGTGGCCGTACACGAGCACTGATTCAGCGCCCGGCGCGGACACCGGCATGAAGATGATCGGTACCTGGACGTGCCCGTACGTCGGGGATCAGTCGCCGCTGTACCACTGGCTACAGAAGGTCCCGCAACAGGCCGGCGCGGTGCTCAAGTCCACGTGGGACGCGGGGGGCAGCATCCCGGCGGCCGGCGAGGCGAGCGTGATCGGCGGCCCGACCACTCAGGGGCTCGGGAGCAACCCGCCGGCGCACTGGAGCAACGTCCTGCCGATCATCGACAACGTCCAGGTGTCGGTCCCGAACCATCCGAACGTCTCGGGTATCGACCTGCGGTGCTTCGCGCAGGCCTACGTCAAGAGCGCGGTAGTCCTGGCCGCGCAGGACCCCGGCGTGAACGGCGCGCCGCTGATCCCGCCGCCAGGGTGGGCGTTCGGCCTGGCGATGCCGCTCCCGTCGAACAACGCCCGGTGTGACATCGGGTTCTTCGGCGCGCAGGGGTTGACGTACGGCCTGGTCGTGTACGAACACCTCCAGGCTGAGTCCCTGCGGCTGGTGAACAACTACACGAACTTCATCGTGTGGTCTAACCAGTCCACGCCGCATCAGAACCACGTGGACTACATGTGCAACGAGAACGGCCACAACTTGATCCAGATGGCCGGGTCCACGGGAAAGCTGATCATCGAAATGGCGGACGTGGAGTGGGGGCCCGGGCCCATCTTCACGGACTCGTGCGTGTCGCCGGCGTCTGGCCGGATCACGATCGGGTCCAACGGCACCGACGGCGTCTCGTTGAACGGCGCGCTGAACCCGCCGGCGGCCACGGCGGTGACGGGCACGACCCACGTCAAGATCATCAATAGCGACCAGAAGACGGGCGCCGTCGCGGCCGCCGACGCGCCGACGGTTCCGGCGAGCGGGACGGCGCTGCACAACCCGTTCTGGCGGGACGCTGAGGTGATGGTGAGCGGCGCCGGTGTCACGGGGATCTCTGTGGACGGTCAGGCGAAGCCGGTCACGTCCGGGCCGGTGTCGGTGCCGTCGGGCTCGGCCATCACGCTGACCTACACGGGCGCCACGCCGTCGTGTGCCTGGACGCTGACGTAACGTGGTGATCGGCGCGCGCCGGTGGTCGGATACGGGACGATCAGGGCTCATCGGGTACGCGCGGCGGGCCGGTGGTGCGGCCTCCCTGTGACGCTGGGGGAGGTGGCGCGTGCGGCCCGAGCACCGTAAGGCCCGTCGGCTGGGCTGGGCGCGGTGCATGAAGGGCCCCGGGAAGTGCTGCCCGGGGCCTTTCTTCGCGCCTCACATGTTGACAATGTCGGGTCCGACACTGTAACGTTTCTCTCGTAAGGACAAGCCGCCAAGCGAGAGGACACCCCGATGAGCGCCAAGACCCTGCGGATAGGCCCCGTGATGCGCGAGCTTCTGGCCACCGTCCACGCCGGTCACGTCTCGGGGATGTTCTCGACTCAGTACGGCCCGCGCCACGAGCACAAGGTGGCCGCGATCGAGGGTTGCCAGATCGGCGCCATGTACCGGGGGGACCGCAACTGGGAAACGCTGGTCACGGACGAGATCGTGGACCTGGTGGGCGGGGGCCTGGTCGCGGTGGAGCGCCGCGGCGACTTCTACACGGTGGACCTGTTCCCGGACGTCCCGATGATGGCGGACTACGCCGGCCGGATGGCCAAGCGGTGCGACGTCGTGGCGGTCCTGACCGAAGCCGGCCGCGCCGTGCTGGGCGTCGCCGAGCCGGCCCCGGCCGCCGAGTCCGCCCCGGCGGCCGCGCCGGCGAAGACCACGAAGACCCGGACGCGCAAGCCGTCGGCGTCCGCCCTGGCCATCGCCGCGACCCTGTCGTACAACCCGATCCAGGCGACGACGGTCCACCCCGAGCACACCGGTTTCCGGGCGTCCACCCTGGCCGCGACCCTGCGCCGGATGGTCGCCGCTGGCGACGTGATCGAGTCGGCCGACTTCGACGGGACGCCGCTGTACCACCTCGCCGAGTCCGCTCGCGAGCGCTACGCCCCGGCCCGGGCCGCCCTGGCGCTGGCCGCCTGATCCGCACCAGCGGGGGGCGCGGGATGCCCGTGCCCCGCCCGTTGACAGTGTGGGACGCGACACTGTAACGTTTCTCTTGTCAGAAGAACACGCCGCCAAGCGAAGAGGACACACCGATGACCATCACCGCCACCGCCCAGGACCGCGCCGCCGAGCTCGGCGTGGACGCGATCGTGGACACCCTGCCCGACTGGTTCCCGGTCGTGTCGGCCACGCCCGAGGACGTGGAGCTGGGCCACCGCCGCGCCGACGCCGTGGCGTTCTGGATGTCCATGGAGCTGGACCACATCGCGAACCCGACGCGCGACGAGGTGGCCGCCGTGCGCCGCTTCGCGCAGGCCCGGGCCCGCCTGGAGCACCCCTCGCCGCGCGCCACGTGGATGGACCGGGAAGAGGACAGCGTGGAGGAGAGCAAGGCGTACCGCGCCGCGCAGGCCGCCAAGCGCGCCGCCCGCCGGCCGGTCGTGATGGTCCACCGCAAGACCTACGGCCGCGCGCACTACGTCCGCTGACCCACCGGCGCCACCGTTCCGCCGAAGCCCCCGGCCACGCGCCGGGGGCTTCGGCGTACCGCGCCACGTTGCGCTAGGTCGCAGAACGCTGACACTGTGTCGCGCATGCAAGAGCGCGCATACACAGGGGAATAGGGTTCCGGCGCACGTCGCCGACGGTGACGTGACTTTCCGTGAACAAACGAACGCGGATTGTCGCATTCCCCTGACACGCTCGGCCGGGGCGCCCTAGTCTGTCTCCCGGTGGCCGCCGCCCGACGATAGCCGGACGACACTCCCCCGCAGCACCCTGCGTAACTTCCCTGCAAGGAACGCGCCGTGTGTCGCAACGACCCCGACCGTTGTGTGGGGCGTGTCGTGAGGGTGACGGCGTCGGGCGGCGGCCACGGCCAAGGACGGACGGGAACCTCCCTTTCGTTTCGGATGCCGGGTGTACGCGTCAACTGCTCCCGACGCTTCCCCACCCCCGCGCGCGGCCCGTCTTTTCCCTGGAGGGAAGGCGGGCCGCGACCGTGAATCAGGGAACGAATTATCCCAATCGCCGGACACGCGTCACTTGTGCGACATAGCCTGTTCCGCGAGTGGCCGCCCGCGGTGATGTGGGGATCGCTCACCGCACGCACGTCCCGACGTCGGTAATCGGCTCCCGCATCAGCCGGACGCCGGGCGTGCGTGCCAACAGGACCAGGGCGCCCGGCCGTGACCGGATCCGGCGGGGCGCCCCTGCGGCGCCCCGGGGGGCGGTGAGCGCCGCGGCGGCGGTGTCCGCGCTCACGTGAGGGTTGGGCGCGGACACCGCCGCGCCTTGTACCCGGGGCTCGGGGGCGCGCTCGCAGACCAGGCGCGCGCACCCCCCCGGCGCTACCTCCCCGCCGGCGCGCCGGGCGCCCAGCTCGGGCGTGGCCGGCGTCGAAAGCGCCGCGCCCCGAGGATCGGCCCCATCCCTTCCAATGGATGTTGGCGTTTTTCATACCGGAGCGCGGCGGTTCGGCCACGGTACAGCCGGCCCCCGCTGGCCGCTACGGGGTTTCGTCAGATCCCGTACGCTCGGGCGCCAGCGCGCCTCATGATCGCGGGGCGCCCGGATGTGCGAGCATGGCGCCACGTCCGGGCGCGTCGCTCTGTCTGGCGACTCCGGCGCGCCCGGGCGGCCTACCGCCGGCGGACGGGGTGATCTGGTGGACCTGACACAGTGGATTTCCACCGCGGCGTCGCTGTGCGGGATCGCCGGTTTCCTCAGCGCCGTGGTGTGCCGGTGGATCAAGCGGCACATCCGGCGCCTGGAGAACGTGACACAGGTCGGGGTGGACGAGCTCACGCCCGGGCCGGCCCAGAACGGGTCCCGGTCCCTGCGCGACGACGTGACCGCGATCCTGGCCATCCTGACCGCGCAGGGCGCCGACCAAATCGATATCCGGAAGCGGCTCAAGACGATAGCCGCCGAGCTCCACGCGCACGTGCGCGAGGGACATCACGGGGCTGAATCGGTACCACCACAGGATGACGAACCCGACGAGCATCCCTGATCCCGGCGCGCGCGGCCGTTACGATCCGGTCCAGACCAGCGCTTCGTCCGGGCGCTGTTCGTCTGCACAGAAGCCCCCCTGGTTCGTGGGAGACCAGGGGGGCTTCTCTCTGTCCGGCGCTGGCCGGCGCGCGCCGGCGCTCGGGCCCGGGAACGGCGGAAGCCCCCCGGTTTCCACGCCGGGGGGCTTCCTGGACTTCACTCCAAGCCTTCGTGTGGTCGCACTGGGCAAGAACGTGGTCCGTCCTGTGCCCAGCGTACGGCTACCGCTCGGGGTTGATCCCCTTCCAGCGGCCGCGGCCGTTCGCACGGTCGTGGTACTCGCGGCCGTCGGTCAGGACGGCGTCCAGCGTCTCTTGCGTCAGTGCCACCACCAGGTGCATGTCCACGCCGACGTCGGGCCGGCCGAACGAGATCGCCATGACGGCGCGGCCGTCGCCGGCCGTGCTGAAGCTGATCTGTGTCGCGTCCTGGTACTGCGTCCCCTCGCCGTCCGGGCCCGTGATGACCAGGACGCGGCGGTTCTCGTCGGCGGCCGGCGGCTCGGGGGCGGTGGTCTTGGCGTCGGTCATCGTGCGTGTGGTCCTCTCGCTTGGCGGCGTGCTTTCGCCGAAAACGTTACTGTGCCGGTTTCGACACTGTCAATGGCGGGGCGGCCCGGGGGCGCCGTGGGTAGAGTGGCCGTCGGGTGACCCAAAGGCGGCGGCCGCCTCAGGGTTCGAGCGGTCCGCACACCGCGCCGGAAAGGTTCGAGGCCGCCGCCGGCCCGCCCCCGTTCCCCGCTGGCGGCTTCAGCGCGGCTTCCCACTTCGACCGGCACGCCGGCCGCTGGCACCGGCGCGAGTACGGGACCTCGTCGGGAGGCAGAACGAAGAGATCGTCCAGAAGCCACCCCGAGCACGCCGCCATGGTGGAGGGATCCGGACGGAAGACGTGGAACATGAGGCCGTCGCGCTCGCGCACGTTGTGCACGATGCCGCTTCGCATCGCCATGGCCACCGGCTCGGGCTCGGCGGCCAGCGCGGGGGCCGTGTCGGCGTCGGTCATCGCGCGGTCACCCCCCGGCCAGAAGTGATGCCACCTTGCCGCCATAGACGAGGTCGGCGTCACTGTCGCCGAACAGGAACGGCGTCGAAGCGGGGACCCGGCCGACGTCCAGCGTCCCGCGACGAAGGTTCCAGACGAAAGCCGCCTGGTCCCACTCCAGGGAGCACCACACGCCGTCTCGGCGCACGCTGATACCGACGGCGCTCGCCGTGATGGATGCCGGCGGCGCCGCAGGAACGTGGGTGAGCCGGACGTCTTCCGGCGCGATGGCGTGCGTGTGGATCAGCGCGTCACGGGCCGCCAGTAGCTTGCGGCCGGCGGGCCAGCGCTGCATCTCGGCGACGTCCTCCGGGGTCGTCTCGTGGTGGTCGGTCACGGCTTGTCCCGCACCACGCTGTAGCGGTTCCGGCGCCGCATGCCGTCGTGGGTGCGGACCTCTTCCACAACGAGCATGCCGGCGGCCACGAGCTCGTCCACGTACCGCCGGGCCGCCACCCCGTTGGCCAGTCCGAGGAAGGTCGCGAGATCGGATTGGAGCACCATCACGCCCGGGATAGGCGGCACCGGCGGCGTCATGGCCGCGATGTGCGCGTACAGCTTGAACGCGTGGCTTGAGATCCCCGAGCGCAGCACCCACAGCGGGACGGCGACGAAGCCGGCGCCGTCCATGCGCGACGTCGGGGCGTCGTCGGCATTCATGAGGTTTCCCATAGGGCCGACGCTACTCTACGCAGCATCGTGCGATGTGCGTTTCAGGATGTCACCGGCGATGTGCCAGGGAATGTCACCGGCGACGGGGGTCCCGTCGGCGACGTCGCGCCGGCGGGACCCCTCGCGCTCACGCCAGGATGACGGCCGCACCGGGGAACGCGCCCCGGTGGCCCGGCGGGTGGACGCGGACGCCGGCGACCGTCCAGGACTCGGCCACGTCCAGGACGTCGCCGCGGCGTGAGCGCCGGGGCACGTACCGGAGATCGTCCATCACCACGCTGACCGACAGGGACTCGTGAGCCCTGATGATCTCGGCGAGCGCCGGGCACAGCACGCCGGTTCCCCACAGGGAAAGCCGGTCCACCGCGTCCAGGGTCCGAACCTCGCCGGTGTGCGACACGTTGGCCAGGCTGAACGCGTCGGGGTCGTCCGAGTACATCAGCGGGACCGGGAACGGGTAGTGCGCCACCGACGCGCCGCGAGGGTGCCGGATCAGTCGGCCGTCCGTGGTGACGGTGTTCAGGCACGCCAGGACCCCCACGAACGGGACGTCCGGGCCGTCGTCGCACAGACTCACCGCGTCTTCCCTTCCCGCTCGCGCCGCGCGCGCAGGGCCCGCCGGCGCTCGCGGCCGCCCACGATCTTGAGCGCGGCGGCGACGGCTTCCGGCGACGGGTCGGCGACGCCGGACAGGCCGTGGTCCACGGCGGCGCGCGCCGACGGGAACAGCGGGACCGGGCTCACGTAGTCGCGCGTTGCGGCGATGTCCTCGGGCGTCATGGAACCTTCGGCGGCCGCGACGCGCAGGGCCATGAGCTCGTCCCCGTCGTGGCACCCGGCCCAGCCCGAGCACACGCGGCCGGCGCGCTCCCGGTCGTGGCACAGGAAGAGCGCGACCGGCTGTTGCCACGTCTCGCCGTCGTACGGCAAGAGCTTGGCGTACTCGTCCGGGGACCAGACGCCGGCCGGGACGTCCAGGCGGTAGGGACAGAAGGTGCACGGATCCGCGCCGGGCCGCTTGGCTTTGGTCAGGGTCACGACGCCGCCGCCGCGGTGGTGTCCGTTCCGTTGCCGTCGGTGATGGTGCGGGCCGGGTCTATCCGCCAGATACGCGTCACCAGGATGGGGCGCATCGGGTTCGGGTCCAGGGCGCCGATCTCCACGCCGCACACCCGCCACGCCGTCACCAGTATCTCGGTCGTGCCGTCGGTGGCGCTGCGGGCCATCTTGACGGCGCCGGACACGTCGGCCCGGACCGCCAGCGGGTGACGGCGAAGCGCCGCGGCGGCCGCGCCGGTGGCGGTTCCCTCGCCGTACAGCGCGAGCTTGTCCGGGTCCGGCGGGTTCATCGGTGCCACCCACACGCGGTCCAGCCGGCCGACCTGGACGAGTGCCCCGGGTTCGGTGACGCGCGCCCACAGTGGCCGGGGGAACCGGCCGCTTATCGAGTGCACGCGTTCGGCGCCGTCGTGGAGGTACACCACGCGGCCGGGTGTGCGCCGGTTCAGCGTCAACAGGACGCCGGCCCAGTGCTCGGGGCCGTCGTCGGTGCCGAGCTCCCCGGGGCTCGGGGCCCCTCCCCTGTATGTGATCATTCCTCCCCCTCGTCGTCGTTCGTGTAGGGCCGAATCAGGACACGGTGGTTCGGGTTCTTGCCGGTGTGCTCGCCGGCGGCGTCGATGGCGGCTTGTGCCGCGTCGCCGCTGACCCCCGGGGCGGTTCCGCTGAACTGGGCGATCGTGAGCGAGTCGCCGGTGGGGCGTGTCGGGATCAGCCCGAGTGTCAGGGCCCGTAGTGCCCGGGTCCGCGGCGGCACGAAATGGCTCATGCACTCCACGTAGTAGCCGTCCGGGAACCGGGTGTCCTCGGGCAGACGGTAGGGCTGACACCGCCGCCGCGGCTGACCGTCGATCACGGCGCTTCGGCACGGGGAGATCACGAGCTTGTGGCCCGGGTGGGCGTCGGCGTGCCCGCACTGCATCGCGATGGCGGCCGCCGCGGCGTGGTGGCCGCTGATCGGGTCGGTGTCATCGAACCCCCGAGTCAGGATCAGGTGTCCGGTGCTCATGGGCGGCGCGCCCCTGAGCTTGAGCCACTGTTCCCGGATCGGGGTGTACCAGCGCTGGAAGTGGTCCCAACACTCCACCTCGTACCCGTCCAGCACCCAACGCCTTCCGCGCGCGGGGCTCATCGTGGGGTCTCCGGGCTCGGGCCGGCGGCGGGGGCGTCGGGGGCGATCCAGCCGGCGAACGTGAGGGTTTCCCGGACCAGGGTTCCCAGTTGCACCAGGGATTCGGCGATGGGCTCGGTCGTGCGGCTCGGGAGGTTCGCGTACCGCAACAGGTCGGCGATCACGGTCGTGGCGCCGAGCAACTTCGCCACGTTGTCCGGGGTGAGGGTGACGGCGAACTGTTGGAGCGCGCCGGACGCCAGTTGCTCGGGGTCGCCGGCGGGGACGGCCTCGTTCAGCGAGGTGCGCCAGTTGGAAAAGGCGGCGATGATCCCGGCCACCATGACGTCCGTAGCCGTCTTGACCGGCTCTCCGGGGACGAGGCTCTGAGGCGCGCTCATGCTCGGTCGCCTTCCCGGGCCGGGGCCTGGACGCGGGCGGCCACCGCCGCGGCGTGGCCGGCCGTGACGGCGTCGCAGTAGGCGGCGGCGCCGGCCGCGGCGGTGGCCAGGCCGGCGGCCAGGGCGCGCGCGGCGTTCACGCACTCGGCGCCGAACGTGGCCAGGGCGGCGCGCGCCGAGACAACGAGCTCGGGGGCCGGGGCGCCGGCGGTCACAGTCGGTCCCCCGTCCCGGCCGGCGCCTCGTCGGCCATGGGGTCGTCCGGGCCGATGCCGTTCGCGATCTGGCGCGCGTCGGCGGCGTGCTCGGAGACGCGGACGAACGGCTCGGGTTGCACGTATGCGGCGTACACGCGCAGGAACCCGGTTCGGGTCTCGGGGTCGTACCAAAGCGACATGCCCTCGGGGACCGGCGGTTCCCCGTGCTCGGCGTAGTAGTCGGCGGCCGCCGCCTCCAGCGCCGTTTCCCAGTCTTGGGCGCGGCCGGCCCAGACGCGCAGGGACCGGCCGACCACGCCGTACGCGCGGCCGTACACGATGAGGTAATGCAGCATGCTGCGTCCGGCGGTGTAGGCGGGGTCCACGTAGTCGCCGATCGGGACCGGGCCGGCGGTGACGAGAGCGCCCACGAGAGCGTCCGGGGTCGCGTCGGGCCGGTCCCCCGTTCCGGGAGAATCGTTCTGGACGAAGTCGCCGGCGTGGTCGGCCCGGCGGGCGGCGACGCCGGCGGCGAAGTCTTCGGCGAGCTGGGCGGCGGTGAGCTCTTCGGCGGTGGCCGCCTCGTCGGCGCCGGCGCCATCGATGGCCGGCGCGGCGTCGGTGCCGGGCTCGGTCGTCTCGGGCTCGGCGGCGTGGTTCTCGGGGGCGGTCACGGCTTGGTCCTTCCGATGGCGGCGGCGGCCTGGTCCATGACGCGGACCGGGTCGTGGTGATAGACGTCGTCGGGGTCGTCGGCGACGGCCGGCGGCGGCTGGGGGTCGTTGCTGGCGGACAGGAACAGGCCGGTGGCCATCGCGCCGGTGTCGGCGTGGTCCCGGTCGGCCAGGGTCGTGCGGACGCTGATCAGGAGAGTGGACAGCGGGGGCGCCTCGCCGAGCGCGCCGCCGGGCTCGTGGGTGACGGTCAGGTGGGCGGCCGGGGTGATGTGGACGGTGATCCGGGGGTGGGCCTTCCAGTCGCCGAACGGCGACCACATCGGGACCGGTCCCCAGCCGGTCAGGACGAGGGTGTCCGTCCGGTCGCCGGCGGCCGCAGCGGTGATCTCGGCCACGAGCTTGGGACTGGGGCCGTAGAGCCGGGCGTGGAACTCGGCGACGTAGACGGTGCCGAGCTCGGGGCGGTCCGGGTCGTACTGCGGTCCTCTGTGCCACGCGGCGCCCCACTCGCAGCGCTCCATGTAGCCGTCGTCCGGGGTGGGAACCGGAGTCTGTTCGGTGACAGGTCCATCCTGTCGCCCAACGCGCATCCAGGTCAGGGCCCATGTCCCGGGCGCGTAGGGGTCCACGCGCATGATGGTGGCCATCGGGACGGCCGTGTCCGCGGCGCGGACGGACGGGACGGGGAGGTCCGGGGTTTCGGTGCTTCGCAGGTGTAGCCGGCGCGCGCCGTCGGGGTCTTGGGTCACCTCGGTTACCTCGCAGGGCTCGTCGTCGTGCTGGAAGCGCAGGCCCAGCCACAGCGCGTCCATGTCCACGGCGTGCACGTTGCGCCAGGGGTCTTCCAGGTACAGCGCCACGACGGCGCCGGACTCGTCGTAAACGAGGTGGACCACCTCGCAGTAATGCCCGTCCAGGTCCCCGATGCCGTCGCCCACGACGGTGTCCCCAAGGGTGAGGCCGTCCAGGGGGACTTCCTCGTGGTAGTAGCCGTCCGGCGGCTCGGGGCTGTCGTCGCCGTCGTCTTGGAAGTCGCGCCAGTCGGGATCATCTGCGGCGGTGGCGTCGTCGGGGTTGTCGTCGTACCCGTCGGGGTCGTCGTCGTATCCGTCGCCGGTGGCGAAGTCGTACCGGTCTTCGTCGTCGTACTCGTCGTCATACATGGACATTGGCGGCTGGTCCTTCGGTGTGTCAGGTGGTTGATACTGCGCCGGGGCCGTGGCCCTGGGTGCCCGGGGTGTGCGGCGAGCGGAGCCGCCACCCCGGGCGCGGACCCGGCGCCGTGCCGATTTTCGAGCACAGCGCACGAGGCCTGTTATCCCTACGGGTGTGTGAGGCCCGGCGGCATCCGGTGGTCAAGCGGGCTCAGCGGGACCATCGTCCGGCCGGACGAGGCGGCCCACCGCACCCACTCCACCAGGCGCTCGTTCCGCTGCGCCTGGTCGTGGCCGTCCCACGGGTTCGTCTCCAGGGCCCGCAGCGGCGCCATCAGGACGGCGTCCTCCGGGCTGATCAGAGCCGAGATCTGGCCGGGCGCCCCGGGGGCGTCGGCGTAGATCCCGGGCCATCCCGGCCACGCCGGGTCCGCGACGGCACAGCGGCCGCCGCCGACGAGGCCCACGACGATGGCGGCCCACAGGCTACGTTCCCGGTAGACGGCGGTCAGCCGGTCCCCTTGGCTCTGCAACAGGCGGCCGCTGTGCTCGCGCTCGTCGGTGAGCCGGTAGACCAGGGCCCTGACGTTGTGGAGCCACGTCAGGTTGACCGCGACCCGGGTCCCGAACGTGGACGCGTTGTGCGGCCCGAGCGCGGCGGCTTCCTCGTCGCTCACGGGCAGCGTCACCGGGAACTCGCCGTCCCCGGCCGTCTGGAGCGCGGCGAGCTCGGCGGCGAACAGGCGGGCGCGCTCGTTCGCCGCGGCTTCGCTCTCCCGGGCGCGCGCCAGGGAATCGGTCATGTCCCTGACCCATCCGTTGTTGGCGAAGCCGGCCGGGACGTAGTCGGGGACGTCGTCGGGGATCATGCCGAGCTTGGCCATGGCCTCGGTCAGCGCGCGCCGCAGCGTCTCAATCTCGGCTTGGGCGGCGTCCCGGTCGTACTCGGCACAGTCCAGGGTCTTGCGCGCGTGCGCGGTGATCTCATCGACGGCGCCGAGCCGGCCCAGCATCTCGGCGTTGCCGGCCAGGACCGTGTCCAGCCACGCCCGGTTGACGGTGACGCGCTCGGCGACCACGCGGGGATCGGCGCTGGCCGTCGGGGTTCCCATGCGTTCCATCCGAAGCGCCAAGTCGCCGGCGTCCACCGCCGCGGCCGGGTCGGTGTTGGCCACGATGCCGGCGCCGCTGACGTTGTGGCATGCCTGGCCGGTGTCCTGGCGCCGGCCGTTCTCGCAGCGCAGGTCGGCACAGTGCGGGGGCGCCACGAGGTCGGTCAGGATCGCCGCCCACGAGCTCGGGCGCCGGACCTCCAGCGCCGGGGCGTAGCGGGTTTCCCACCGCAGTTTGATCCGGGCGGCCATCTCCTCAGGGGTGCGGTAGACCAGGGCCCTGGCGTAGACGGCGGCCACCTCGTCGGGGAAGCCGCCCGTCTCGTCCCACATCTCGGCGAACACCTGGGACGGGAGCGCGGCCGCCAGGGCGTGACGCATGCTGACGAGCTCGGCGGGGAGACGGGACACGCCCCGGGCCGGCCATCCGATTTCCGCGCCGGCGCTGATATCCCGGTCCGGGTGGGCGCTGGCGAGCTCGGCGCGGGCGGCCCGGTCGGCGGGGAACGTCTTGCAGTTCCCGCAATAGCCGTTGGCGACGTCGCCGGGATTGATGCTCATCATGTGGCAGTCGGGGCACGTGAACGACGGCGTCCCGTCGGGGGCGGCCGCCGCCGGCCCGAAGCCGGCGGCGGCGTAGGCGGACTGGAGCGGCGCGGGGATCGTGGCCCATTCCAGGAACACACGGTCCCCGCTCTGATCTCGGGCTTCCACGTAGCCGTCGGGTACGGGCTCGTCATCGGATTGCGGGTAGCGCCCCCCGAGCGCCGAGCCCTGCGCCGAGACGCCACGCTCGGCGTAGTGCCGTGCCAGCGACGCGGCGCCGGCGGCGGCCATCGCTTCCATGGTCGGCGCCGGGTCGCCGGCGCCGTCCATGCCGGGCAGCGGGGCGTCAGGTTGCGGGTCGAACTGGCCTGTCACGTCGCACGTCCTTTCGGGGGCTGAGTCGGTAACAGCCGCTTGAGGTGCTTCAAGGCGGCCGCTACCTCATCCTTGGCCTGGAAGGACCGTGGGGAGCGGATTGTCACGCTGGTGTCACCCTCGGACGTGACGGCGTCGGGCATGACGGCCGTCGCCTCGCGCCAGTCCATGACGAGCAACAGGGCCGCCCGAAGGATCGCGATCAGGGCCGGGACCGGCGTCTGTTCCCGGGATCCGGGCTGGACGCTGTCCCCGAGCGCTTCGACCACGAAGCCGGCCCACATCAGGCGCCATTCCAGGGTCACGAACGTGATCAGTGGGTTGCCGCTGTCCTGGCCGGGGGCGGTGTTGATCTCGGACTCTGCGGACCGGATCAGGCCGGCCAGGTCGGTGCGGTCCAGGTGGTCGGTGTCGTCCTGGAGCGCGCCGTACCCGGTGACGTACGCGTTCAGGACGGCCAACAGGACGGTGCGCTGGCGCTCGTCGTCCATCCCCGACAGGAAGGCCTCAAGCCGGGAGTACAGCGGGATCTGAAGCACGCGCATGGCGGCCCTGATCTCGGTCACGGTGGGGAGGCCGTTGCGGACGATCGCGCTCGGGTACTCGGCGATGATCCGGGCGGCGGCCTCCACGAGGTCCACGGGCGAATCGGGGATGCCCGAGGTGTCTTCGGTCACCGGGCGCCGCTTTCGGCGGCCTGGCCGGCGGCGTCCAGGGCGGCCAGGACTTCGGCGGGGAACGCCGGGGAGTCGGCGACGGCGGACAACAGGCGCTCGCCCAGGGCGGCGAAGACCTGGCCGGATTGCAGCGCGGCGGCGAACACCGCGGCGGGGTCCTCATCGGCGGTGGGGTCCGGGCACAGTCGCATTTCGGCGATGGCGAAGATGATCACCATCAGCGCCGCTTCCTGGTTCGCCGGGTCGGTGAGTTCGAACACGGACATGGGCATGGCGTCGGGTTCGGGCACGCGGTGTGTGGCGATGGTCAGGCCGTACCAGGCTTGCGCCAGGACGACGTCCTCCGTGGAGCGGCCCGGCGGTAGCCCGTGCGCGGCGATGGCGTCGGCGGTGTGGTAGCCGGCCAGCAACATGTTCCCGTTCACGCCGTCGGATCCGGCGGCGAGCTGGACCGCGACGTCCTCCAGGAAGTCGGCGGCCGCGAGGTTCACGGCCATCGGGTCCAGCGCCCGAAGACCGGGCACGCCCGGGATCGGGGCGTCGTGGACGTTGGGGTGGAGCGTGGCGGCGGGCGGTGTGGTCATGCTGGTCTGTCCTCCGGGATCGGCGGGGACGAGGGGTCCCCGGCGGGTGTGATGTGGGACTGGGCGGTGTGACGCTTGGTATGCTTGGCGAGCTCGGCGGCGAGCTCGGCGACGTCGCCGGTGTCGGTCAGGACGGTTCCGCAGGCGAGGCACTGGAAGCGGGCCTGGCGGTGGTCGGGGTGGGTCCCGATGGCCTGGCCCATGTTGTCTTTCGGGGCGTAGGCGCCGGACGACAGGTAGGCCAGGGGCCGGCCGCGTTCGGTGATCAGGACCACGGTTTCGGTGTTGGCCACGCGCCGGCACCAGTCGCCGACTTTGCCGCGGAAGTCCTGGAGCCCGATCAAGACCGGTCGGGCGTAGTCGTGCATGATCCTCCCAGGGATCGGCTGAGGTGGCGGCGGCGGCGTGGCGGGGCGGGTTTCGGTATCAGTGCTCATGCAAGCACGGTACCGCGCAACAGTACCGTACGGTACTGTCCCGCAGGTGGGAACACTTGTTCCCGGGCGCGCGGGGAGCTTTCGCACCTCCCGCGCGCCCCGGGCCGGGGCGCGCCTAGGCTGGCGCCCCGTTGCGGTCGGCGCGAGCGAGGCGGGCCGTTTGCTCTTTGGCCACGACCGACAGTTGTCCTCGGGCCGTGAAGTACTCCGCAGCGCTTTCCTCGGGAAGCCCGGCGCCGGGCCCGTCGGCCGGGCCGCGCTGGTCCGGCACGCGCGGGGTGTCGCCGACGGTCGCCGCGGCGGGGCCGGCCAGGAAGGGGTTCGGCGGGACGTCGCCGGCGGCCCGGCGCTCCACCACCTCGCGCGCCCACTGGTGACAGTGCACGCACACGGTGTCGGTGCGCTCGTTCACGCCGTCCACACAGTCCGGATCCGGGCACGCTTCGGCGGCCGCGCGCCGGTCGGCGATGCGCTCGGAACACCGGGCGCACGGCGCGCCGCTGTCCACGTTGAACCCGTCCTCACACCGGAAGTCCGGGCACTCGGGCCGGGCCAGCATGTCGAACAGCGCCCCGACCGGCTTGCGAATCTCGCCCATCGTGAACGCGTGGGCGTACCCACGGTCGCCCCACCGGCGTGCGATGCGCTCGCCGACCTGGTGGCGCGAGCGGCCCTCCAGCGCGGCGCCGTAGGACTCGGCCAGGTTGTTGGGGAGTATCCCGGGCAGGGACGCGACGAATGCGCGGGGCAACACGTCGTCGTCCACGAGCGCGTTCAGCAACGAGCGCAGGGCGGCGCGGTGGCCGTGGCGCTCGGCAACGCTCATCGCCGGCTTGCCCGAGCGGGCCGCGCGCGGCGGCTTGGCGCCGGCGGCCGGGTGGGTTCCGTTCGCGCTGGTCATCGTTCCTGGCGCGGCGCTTGCGCCGCCGGGGCCGTCCCCTACTTGCGTAAGGGGCCTACGGCCGTCGGGGACGGTTCGGCTTGTAGGTGGTTCTAGTTCCCCTTGTTCTGGTTCCCCTTGTTCTAGTTCTTGCCCCCCTTCCAAGGGGGCTTGCCTACCCCCGCCGGAAGGGGGTTGCTTACCCCCCTCGGAGGGGGTAGGGCCCTGACCTGCGACTTTGCTACCCCCCTCGGAAGGGGGTAAGGCCGATTCCCCGGAAACTCCCAGGTCAGACAGGGTCTTGATTTTCGTCCGGGCGCCGCGCGCGCTCTTGAGCCGCGCATAGAAGTCCGTGAGGGACAGCGGCCCGGCCCAGCCGTCCGGCGGGTTGAACCGCAGCGTGTACCGGTTGTACGGGTAACCGCGCGAGGCGTGGCGGTACTGCCTGACCACCACGGCGCCGATGCCCACGAGCTCGTCCGTGTACCGCTTCACCTGTTCCGGCTTGGCGAGCTCCAGGACGATGGCGATCGTGACCTGTTTCGGGAACGCCACGGACTTGCCCGGCGACAGGTGGGACGCAAAGAACTGATATAGGAGTTTCGCTTTGGGGCTGACGCTCGCGAGCATGATCCAATGCGGCACCTGCGTGTAGAACGTCGGCCAGTCATCAGCCGGTGACAGCTCGTCGCCGTCGTCGGCCTCGTCCGCTGATGTGCTGCGGACGTCGGCGCCGTTAGGTACGCTCATAGGTGAGCGCCCCCTTTCGTGTCTGGTACGAACGTGGGCGGCCGCGGACCGGGACTTGGCAGAAACGGTCGTGCGGCTCATGCTTCGGGTTCGCCCCGGGGCGAATCCACAGAACGCCCCCCGTGCGACCGGGGGGTGTTTCTGTTTTTGCACTGGCGGTCATCTAAGCACGATCACCGCCTACTCGGCGTATGGTCGGACAGGTTGGCGCGCGCCGTCCCATGGATGAGCATTCCTATTCGCACGGCGCGCGCCTCCCGGTGAACGACCAGCGCCCGGCGTGTGCGGGCCCTGATCACCACGGATGCACGTTACGCCGTCCGGGCGAAGATGTGGCGCGAAATCGAGATACTCCATACGGGCGAAGTACTCCCGGCGTATGGCGCGCGCCCGTAGCCCGTGCGCCGTGGCGCCACCCGGCGCGACGCAGAACCCTCACGGGGGGTTCTCGCCGGTAACATCAGAGCCCTACCCTTTGCGGGCCGCCGGCGTTCTTGCGTCGGTCGCCCCGACCGGTGAATACAGGCGCCCCCGAGCAATCCAGCCCGGGGGCGCCGCCTCGTTCCCGGCCGGCGCCGAGCTCGGCGCGGCTAGTCGAAGTCGAAGACGGCGGCGGCCAGCGCGGCGCCGGCCGCCTTGCACGCGTCGATCACGACCGGCGGCCACGAGTCCGACCACTCGCGGAGTTCGTCGCCGGCAATTGTCACGGTGGACTCGCCGCCGCGGTGGAACGCCTCGCGCAGTAGCTCCAGGGCCGCGCGCGGGTGGGGCGCCACGGCGGCGTCCGCGCCGTCGATCACCCGGGCGTAGCCGGCGGCCGCGTCGAAGCCGGCCGCGTCGCCGGCGGCTTCGATCGCGCGCAGGCGCTCCCAGACCTCGTCCTTGTCCAGCGTTTCCAAGATCTTCAATCCCAGGATGGTGGCCAAGTCGTCTTGGTCGGCCCAGTAGGTCGGGCGGAACGCGGCCACGGGGAGGCCCCGGCGCGTCTTGCGGAGTCTGATACGGGTCCATGCGGCCATGGGGGCGGTGTTCCTCTCGTCGTGGATTCGGTGACAGGTCGGCCCTGTCAGCGGTGAAGCGCTGAACAAGTCCGGGCGGCGGCCGCCGGGATCGCGCCCGGCGGCCGCCGCCCGCGCCGCTCAGAACTCCCAGGCGGTGACCTGGCGCGCGAGCTCCACCGCGGCGGCGAACTTCGCCGGGCACGTGGCGGCGATGACGTTCAGCGCGTGCACGATGCCGGCCGTCTGGACGTCGGCGCCGGCGCCGGCTCCCTCCGGCGGCTTGGTGCCGTAGAGCAGCTGGACGGCGAGCTCGTTCGTGGCGTCCGCGACGGCGCGGGGAGTGGTCATCTGCCACACCTGCGCGGGGCTGGGGATCTCGGCCCACACCGCCGGTTCCATGTGCTCGTCAGACGGCTTGATCGTGACGAGCTTGTCCGTGGGGATCGCCGTGGTGTAGCCGTTGGAGTACGTCACGGTCGCCTCGTCGCCGTCGATGCCGACGACGATCCCGGCGTACCACGTGCCGGCGGACGGCCCGGGCACGGCCCGGGACATGTCGGTGGCCAACAGGACCGGCCGGCCGACGGCGACGGGGACGCCGGCGCGGGCCACGTAGGTGGTGCTTTCGTCCATGGTGCTGGTTCCTCTCGGGTGGGCGCGGCCGCCGGGGGTCGGCGGCCGCGCCGGTTTCGGTGTGGTGGGTCAGGCGCCCAGGACGCGGGCGGCGGCGGCGTACATGCGCGGGTTCTGCGCGCGCAGGGTGTCCATCACGAACCGCGTCACCGGCCGGCGCCACTGCTCCGGGCGGGTGCCGGGCCGGCGCTTGGCCATCGCCGCGCAGTTGTCGGCGATCATCGCGGTGACCTTGCGGGCGGTGACCTCGTCGTACGCGTCGGCGACGCGGGGGACGAGGGCGCGGACCGCCGGGCGCTCGGTCGAGTCGGCCCGCCGGATCGTCGCGAGGTGCGCGACGGGGTGGTTGCTGATCATCGTGTCGGCCCAGTAGACGTCCGCCCGGTCGCCGGTGATGCCGACGACCACGCCGGCGTCCACGAGGCACGGGGCGTCCAGGTTGTCCACGTGGATGACCTGGAGCCCGAGAGCGACGGGCGCCGTGTCCTGGCGGATGTGTTCGACCTTCATCGGGGGTCCCTCTCGCTTGGCGGCGTGGCTTGCTTGCACGGACTACGTTACAGTGTCGCTCCCCACACTGTCAACATACGGGGCGTGAGAAAGCCCGGCGCCGGACGGCCGCATTCCGTCGGCGCCGGGCTCTCCCCGGCGGGGCTCGGCGCGCTGGCGGGGCGCCGGGAGGGGGCTTTAGGCGCTGGCGCGGACCCGGCGCCGGCAAGCGGCCAGGCGGCCGGCGAGTTCGGGTCGCTCAACACCGTTGCGGCGCGACGCGGCGATGTTCTCGATAAGGGTGTTTTCGAAGGCCAGGTCCCCGGCCAGGTCGCGCGGAAGGCTCTTGACGGCCGCCTCAATGGCCATCCGGCGGCGACCTATCGCGTTCGTGGTGGCGGCGGTGCGGCCGCCGGAGGTGGCCAGGCGCCGCAAGGCGGCGTAGTTGGAACGGACGGCGCTGATTGCCTGCGCGGTGGTCTTGGCGGTCATGGTCGGGTCCCTCTCGCTTGGCGGCGTGTTCCCTTGCATGAACTACGTTACAGTGTCGTATCCCGCACTGTCAACATGCTGGACGTGGAAAAGCCCGGCGCCGGACGGCCGCATTCCGTCGGCGCCGGGCTCTTCCCGGCGGGTGCTCGCGCGCGCCGGCCCCTAGTTGTACGCCAGGCCCCAGACCTGGCCGCGGGCGACGGCCAGGACGTGCCACGTCCGCATGTCGTTCCGCTCGGCGGCGGCCTCCATGCTCTTGCCGAGCTCGGCGTACTCGGTCACGGCCTGCGCGCGCCGGTGGTTGGCGACCCGGGCGGCCGTGGTCACGGCGGACGTGGAGACGGCCAGGTGGACGGCCGCGCACGAGGTCCCGGCGTGCGTCACCTCGCCGTCGGGGTTCCCGTCCTCGTCCAGCGGGACCAGGATCACGGTCTTGCGAAGCTTCTCCCGACCGCAGAACTCGCACGTGGTGATGTCCGTCGTCGTGCCCTTGGCGGCCCAGCGCGCGCGGCCCTTGATTCGGACGGTGGTGGTGGTGGCGGTCATGGTCGGGTCCCTCTCGCTTGGCGGCGTGTCCTTACGAGAGAAACGTTACAGTGTCGGTAGCGACACTGTCAACACTTGCGGGTGCGGCGCCGGCTCCACGGCCGGCGCCGCCCCGCCGGCCTCACGCCGCCAGCGCCGCCACGGCCACCAGCGCGACGGCGACGCGCTCCCCGAGCTCGGTCGCCCGGTAGTGGTAGGCCGGCCGGGACCGGTCGCCGTAGACGCCGGCGCACACGCACCACCCGTCGGCCGTGCACGGGCTCACCTCGTTGACGGCCAGGCCGCGCCGGACGAGCCCTTCCACCGCGCCGCCGTGGACCTTCCGGGCGCTCAGGGCGTATCCCCAGTAACCGACCGGCCCGGGGACGAGGTTCACCAGGGACCGGGCCATGGTCGTGCTCAGCTTGAGCGCCGCCACCTCGTCGGCGGTGACCGCCGGCGCCGCGGCGGTGGTCCCGGCGGCCGGCTCGGCGGCCACGGGCGCCGGCGCGTCGGCGAGCTCGCCGGCGGACTCGGCCGGCGTCTCCAGGGCCGCGACGACACGCTTCCCGAGCTCGGAAATCCGGTAGTGGGGGCTACGCCGGGTCTGGTCCATGCTGTGCCCCTTGCACACGCACCCCTGAGGCGTGCACAGCTCTTCCCGGTCGAACAGGGCCAGGCCGCGCGCCACCAGACCCTCAGCCGCCTTTCCGTGGACCTTCCGGGAGCTCAGCGCGTTGCCCCAGTATCCGACCGGGCCGGCGACGAGGTTCCTCAAGGACCGCTCCATGGTCGCGGTGAGCTTCAGTGCGCGGACCTCGTCGGCGGTGAGGGGAGCCGGCGCCATGGCGGTGGTCTCCGGGGCCGACTCGGCGGCGACGGGCGCCGGCGCGCCGGTGAGCGCGCGGGCCGACTCGGCGAGGTGGTAGTACGGGATCCCGTGGCGCTCGGCGCGCACGACGTGGCCCTGTCGGACGAGGCGGTTCAGCGCTTGGGCGATGCTGGCCGGGCGCGTCGGCCACTCGTGGGTCATGGTGCTGACGAACACCGCCTCGTCGGGGTTGTACGACAGGACGGCGAGCACGGCGAGCGCCGACACGGACGGGGTCTTCTGGCGGGTCATCTCGGGTTCCTCACTGGCGGCGGCGTGGCTTGCTGACATGGAAGACGTTACAGTGTCGGCCCCCACACTGTCAAGTGTGGGGGCCGACACGGCGCGGGCTGGGCGCGGTCAGACAGTCTTCCAAGGGCCCTGTATCGCCACCTCGTCGCCGTACTCGTGGGTCTGGGCCACGCCGTCGCGGCGGGTCACGGTGACCAGCACGGGGGTGAACCAGCCGTTCCCGCGGTCCACCTGGTACGACGCCTCGCTGATCTCTACGGACTTGATCGTCCAATTGGACTCATAGCCCGGGCGCACGCTCCAGTAGCGGTAACCCGGCTTCATGTCCTGCGCCGGCATCGTGGTCCACTCCGGCACGACGGGCGCGGGCAGGGACTCCACGAGCTTGGCGGCGGCGTCGAAGCGCTCACCCGAGGTGAACGCGTCGCGCTCGCCGTCCACGTACGCGACGTACTCCAGCCGCTCGGCGTCGAAGTAGACCACGCCGACGCGCTGGCCGCCGTCCTTGATGCCGTCGCGCATGATGACCGCCGCGTCCTCAAAGCCGGCGTTCTGGAGGATGACGGCCGTTTCCGAGTTCCGGTCGAGACGGAAGGCGGGGGCGGTGGCGGTGGTCGTGGTGTTCATGTCGGTCCCTCTCGCTTGGCGGCGTGTTCTTACGAGAGAGACGTTACAGTGTCGCTCCCCACATTGTCAACACTGTGGAGCGCGGCACTGTAACGCCGCAGGTCAGCGGCCGTCGCGCGTCATCTCCACCTGAACCACGTACCGGTCCGCGACCACGCCCAGCGCCACCGCCAGGTCCCGGACCGCCTCGTCCCGGTTGCGCGCGGCGGCGACAACCGGCTTCGGGCCGGCGGTGGTCTGCGTGGCGTAGAACATGCCCCGGTGGCCGTGGAACGTGGCGGTGAACCCGGGTCCTTCGATCACGCCGCGCCCGTTCTTGAGCAGGGTCAGCACCATGACGGCCCGGTCCAGCTTGACCGGCGCCGGGACGGCGAGCGCTTCCCATTCCTCGTCCGTGGCGTCGCGGCCGGCGCCGGGGGCGTGCGAGTCGGTGGCGTTCTTGCCGGCCCGCCGAGCCGCCGCGCGCGCCGTCCGGTCGCGCTCGTCCTGCGTGCGCAGGGCCTCCAGCGCGGCGTCCCGGGCGGCCTCGTTGTCGTACACGGGCAGCGTCCGGACGTCGCCGACCAGGCCGCGCGTCCGGACCACCCACCGGGCGGTCCGCTCGGACTTCACGTACGACACGACGGCCCACGGGCGGTCCGGCCGGCCGGTCGGCACCACGACGGCGACGGCCGGCGCGCGGTTCGTCGCGTGCTGGACCACGTGGCCGTCGGGCAGGACGACCCACACGCGCGGCCAGGGGCGCCGCTTGGTCTGCGTGGCGTTCACCGCGGTTCCTTCCGTCGGGCGGGTGGAGCTCTGACGCGCCAGACGATACGTTGCCGAGCGCGACACTGTCAACATGATGGGGAGTGGCGGCCGCGCACGCCACCGCACTACACGTCTTTGATGAGGCGTCGCGGCCGGTCACTTCGGTGTTGACAGTTCCGCATCCGACACCGTAACGTTGCCATCGCAACGCCGCCAAGCGAAAGGAACCACCGCCCCATGAGCACCGACCCCAGCCACCAGCGCGAGTCCTACGTGGCCGTGATGGAAGAGGCGACCCGCGCCGCCGGCAACGCGTACACCACCGCCCAGGGCCGGGCCCGCCTCGCCGGCGCCTCGCCCGACGCGGTGGAGCACGCCGCCGTGATCGCCCAGCGCCGCGCCGCGTGGGACACGCTCACCGACGCCGAGTTCGGCGGCGTCCACCGCGACGTCCTGGCCGCCATCGCGTCGCTGGAGGCCACGATCATGCGCGCCGCCGGCGACGCCGAGCGCGACGCCCTGGCCGCCGCGCTGTAGAGCACGACCCCCGGTGCCGGGCGTCTGACAGCGCCCGGCACCGGGGCCGACACCTCAGCCACCTGACCTAAGGATCACGATTCATGAATCACGTTCAACCGGCGGCCGACCCGTTCGCTGCCATCGCGCTGGCCGACCAGGCGCCGGCGATGGACGCGGCCGCGCGCGCCGACGTCGCCGACGACGCCGGCCGGCCGCACTACTGCCCGGGCCTGGAGGTGCTGATCCGGGGCGCTTGGGAGACGTACCGCGCGGCCTGGCACGCCGAAGACCTGGCGTCCGAGCGCTGCCCGGTCGTCCACGTCCACGCCGACGGCGAGCGCATCGAACGTCAGGGGTTGTGCCCGGACGAGGACAGCGCCGGCGGCCGCGCCCACCGCGCGGCGCAAGTCACGCTGGCCCGGGCCCGGGCCGTCCACGACGGCCTGACCGAGCTCAAGCGCCGGGAGGACGACGGCCGCGCCGCCCGGGACCGGATGGCCCGTGACCACGCTATCGCCGCGCCGGCCGCCGAGCTCGCCGCCCGTGCCGCCGCGACGCGCGAGCGCATCGCCGCCGCCCGCGCCGCCCGCACGCAGGTGGACGACCTCACCGCCCTGGCGCATTCGGTGTTCGCCGACGCGGACGACGCCCTTCACCTGGCGCGCGCCGCCGAGCTGGACGCCACGACGGTGGGCGGCCTGACCGTCTCCGAACAGAAGCGGCGCGACGCCATCGCGCCCCGCGGCGGTCACCGCTCGTAGGGTCCTGACCTGCGGTAACAGTGCCGCACCTCGCACACGTTGACAGTGTGGGGTGCGGCACTGTAACGTTTCTCTCGTAAGGAAACACGCCGCCAAGCGAGAGGGACCACGATGAACAAGTTCGCCGCCGCCAACCTGGACAAGGCGTACGAGGCTTACACCTGCGCCGGCCGTGACCTGGCGACCCTGCGCCTGGAGCTCGTCGGGCGCCTGGTCCGCCTGTCCTCCGGCGGCTGGTACGAGGTCCAGAACGTCAAGGCGCCGGCCGTCCCGTCGGACACCGCGTGCGCCCTGATCGTCTCGGCGTACGCCGGCGACCCGGCCGACTTCCGGATGCTGAACGTCGGCCTGAACGCGGACATCCGCCTGGTCCCCGAGACGGTGACCGCGCGCACGCCCGAGCGCCTGGCCGACGCCGCCGGCCTGGCCGCCCTGGTCCGCTAGCCGCCCCGCCCGTCGCGCCCCGCACTGTGTTGACAGTGCGGGGCGCGACACTGTAACGTAGTTCTCGCAAGGAAGACCACGCCGCCAAGCGAGTAAGGACCCGAAATGCCTTCCATCAATGCCGCCAACATGACCCCGGCCCGCGGCGGCTACGTCCGCTGCGGGATGTGCGCCGAGTGCGGCATGGGGTACGAGGCCCGGCCCGGCGTGAACGGTCAGCCGAGTGAGCCCAAGGACCGGCTTTGCGTGACCTGCGCGCGCGTCGTCGCCGGCGTCGTCACCCCGGAAATGTTCCTCGTGGCCACGCTGACCGAGTCCCTGGCCGCCGATTACGCCGACGCGGACCGCGCCGAGCGCCGCGCGGCCGCGGAGTTCGTGATCCTCTTCCACCTCAGCACCCTGCCCGGCCTGACCGACGACGACCGGTACGGGATCCGTTCCGGCGCGCTGTGGTCGCTGGGCCTGCTCTGATCCCTCCCCGGCGCCGATCCCCACACTGGATGTTGACAGTGTGGGAATCGGCACTGTAACGTAATTCGTGCAAGGAAGACCACGCCGCCAAGCGAGTAAGGAACGAACGATGCGAACCCTGATCGCCACCGCCCCGGCGCCGGCCACCACGCCGGCCCCGTTCGCCGCCGCCCTGGACGACGTCCTGGCCAACGCCGCGTTTCAGGCCGCCCGCGTCGCCGGCGAGATGGACGCCCTGCGCGCCCAGCTCCCCGCCGGCCACCCGGCGCTCGTCACCCTCACCGCCCTGGCCGGCGCGTTCAAGGCCCTGCGGACCAAGTGCAACGACACCCCGACCACCACGACCGACGAGGACACCATGACCACCGCGACCCGCCCCGCGCTCCCGCCCCTGCCCTACACCCCCGACCCGAACCGCCCCACGTGGATGCGCCCCGGCACGTTCACCCTGGACGAGCTCGCGTCGCTGCCCGGCACGTACGAGGCGTACGAGGTCGCGGCCCGCGCGACGTGGGACGCCGCGGTGGAGGCGGCGAACGCCACCGGCGCCCCGCTGTGGACGCTCCCGTACACCCCCGAGCGCGACGACGAGTACGGCCGGTACGCGGTGGAGCCGGCGACGTACGGCATGCACGACCACGACCGGGTCACCGGCTACGGCGTGGAGTTCCGCACCGACACCCCGCCGTGGGAGGCCGGCGGCTACGGGGACGACCGGGTCCGGGACCGCTGGTTCCTCCCGGTCTTCGACCCCGCCTGCGACTGCGGGTGCCACAAGGCGATCAACGAGCCGCCGTTCTAACCGGTCCGCTACGCCCACCGGCGGCGGCGCCCGGGCCCCGAGCCCGAGCGCCGCCGCCCAGCCCGACGGGTGACAGGCCGGCCCTGTCACCGAACCAGGAAGGAACCAGCACCATGACGAACCAGCCCCGGGCGGTCACATACCCGGCGCCGCCGGCGCTCCCGCCCGCCGCGCTGTTGCCCGCGATGTTCAAGGCCTGCGGCGCGCGCTTCGCCGACATGGAGCACCTGCGCGCCAAGATCGCGGCCCGCGGCGGCCACCCGCGCCAGAGCCCGGCGTACGGCGCGGCGAGCGCGGCGTACGAGGCGGCCGTGGACCTGATGGCCGACGTCCTGTTGACGTACGAGCCGATCCCGGCCGACGTCCCGGCGCGCGACGCCGGCGAGGCGGTCCGCAGGTTCAAGGGCCGCGTGATGGACAGCGTCCGGGAGTTCAGCAACTCCGGCATGAGCCCCGAGGAATGGGTGGCTTACCGCGCCGCCCTGCGGGACGAGCGCCGCGCGGCCGCCGCCGACACCCCGCCGGCCGCCGAGCCGGCCCACACCGACCACTGACCGCCCGCCGGCGGCGGCCGCGGCTGACAACGCGGCCGCCGCCGGCCAGTCCCACCGGTGACAGGACCGCCCTGTCACCTCACCAGGAAGGAACAAGACCCACCATGACCAGCACAGACCCGACCACGCCGCCGGTCCCCGACGGCGACCACTCGTACACCGCGTACCTGGCGCTCACGAACGCGCTCCGCTTCCAGGCCGGCGCCATCGTCGCCCACCGCCAGGACATCGCCGACCGGCGGGACCCGATCATGGCCGGCCGCCTCGTGGAGGACCACGGCGACACCGTCCGCGTCCGGTGGGTGAACGGCGAGACGACCGAGCACCGGCGCGCCGCCCTGGTCGGCCTGCGCCGCCGCAAGACCGGGGAGCCCCGGACGGCGCTGTTCCCGTGCATCGTGCCGGCGCCGGACCTCGGGCCGGCCCGGGACTACGTCGCCAACCCGCCGCGCATCCCGGTGACGCTGGAGCTCACGGAATCCGAGCTCGTGGGGCTGATGTACCGCCTCATCTTCAGCCCGGACCACAACCCCGCCGCCGTGTTCCCCTGGAACGCCAAGGACCGGGACGCCATCGTGGACGTGATCCGGCACCGGGCCCAGGACGAGGTCCGCGTCCAGGCGGCGTACGGGTGGCAAGACCACGAGGACCACCACGACCGGTACCCCGACGGCGCGGACGAGCGCCTGGCCGCCGTGCGCCGGATCGTGCACGCCGCGTTCGGCACGCCGAGCGCCGGCGAGACGGGCCGCTGACGTGCCGGCGCCGATGACGTTCCGGACGACCGTCGGGCACACCGACGGCGCCGAGCGGGCATCCGTCCCGACGACGTTCCGCCTGACCCGGCCCGAGCTCGGCGTCCTGTTGGCCGCCCACCCGATGCGGGGCCGACCGGCCACGCCCCGGATCAGTTCCCTGGAGGAACACGTCCGGGCCGTCCTGTACGACCGGGGCATGTCCGCCACCCGGCGCCCGGCGCCGGCGACGCCCGGGGACCCGGCGCCGGCGCCCGACGAGCGGGCCCGGGACTGGGCGGCCGTCCAGCTTGCCCGGCTCTGGCCGGCGCCGCTGGCCGACCTGTTCTGACGCACGTCCCCTGCGCGAGCGCGGCCGCCGGCGCACACCACGCGTCGGCGGCCGCGCTCGTTCTCTACCTGAGCCCCGGGGCGCCACGCCCCCACCGATCGAGAGGAACCACGATGCCCGAGAGCATCACGACCCCCGGCGGCGACGCCGACGCGGTGAGCGCCGCGCCGGTCCTGCCCGTCATCCACCTGCGGACCGTCATCAAGGTGCACGCCGACGACTCGGAGTGCTACCACCGCCGCGGCGACGGCTCGTGCGGGCCGCGCCGGCGCTTCGGATTGTGCTCGTGCTCGGACGGCGTCCGGGAGCCGCTGCCCCACGGGGCCGCCGTGGCGGCGTACGTCGCCGCCCACCCGACGCCCGAGGAAGCCGAAGCCGCGGCGGCCGCCGCGCGGTGGCTGGACGAGCCCGGGCCGGTGGACGGCGAGGCGTGGACGCGGGCCCGCGCCGAGCTTCGACGTCTGCTGACCCACTCCGACGAGGCCGCCGACGGCGCCGAGTCGGACGCGCTGGAATCGCTGGCGCCGCACCAGCGGGCCGGCCTGCGCGCGGCCCTGGCCGAAGCCGGCGTGTACGGCTACATGTGCGCGCTCGCCGCCGTGCGCGGGCTCCCGGGCCCCGAGGTCGCGCGGGATCAGATCATCATGTGGCTGGTGTCCGACGGGGCGCGCCCGGGCTCGTTCCTGGAGATGATCGTCAACGCCGAGCGGGCCCGGCTCAGTGACGGGTCGGCCGGGGTGCTGGCCGTCGGCGGGGAGCCGCGCTAGCTTCGTAAGTAGGGCGCGCCGCGTGTTCTCCCCGCAACACCGCGTAACACCGTCGCGCGGCGCGCCTGCTAGTTCGGACCGCGCAGGCTCACCCCCCCGGCCGGCGCCGTCCGCGCACGGGCCGTCCGGCGCCGCGATCACCGCCGCCGGACGGCCCGTTTCTCGTCTCCCCTCCAGGCGGCCGCCCCATCACTCGCGTTGACAGTGCCGAACTCGACACTGTATCGTCAGAGGACGAACACGCCGCCAAGCGAACGAGGGGAACCACCGTGAAGACTCAGAAGATCACCACCAAGTGCGGCCGCATCGCGACGCCCGTCGAAGACGAGCCGCTGTTGTTCCTCGTGAAGGTGGCCGCCGGCGCGTGGTGGCTCGTGGAGCTGGACCACCGGGACGGCCGGATCCAGGACGCTGACCTGGACTACACGGGCCGCGACGGCGGATGGCACGCCCCGGGCACCGTGCGCAAGTTCACCAAGCGCGAGGGGTCCACGTTCTCGGGCTGGATCGTGGAGTACGCCGGCAACAACTCCGACCCGATCTCGCGCCAGGACGAGGCCCTGAGCACGCTCCAACTGATGATCGTCAGCAAGCGCAAGGAGCGGGAGGCCCGCGCCGCCGAGTACTTCGGGGCCCGCGCCGAGCTCGCCCGGATCGCGCACACCGCCGGCCGCTGACCAGCGCGCAAGCCCTCCCGCCACGTTGCTATGTGGCGGGCCAGACTGTAACATTTAATCGTCTTCCCCGACCCCGAAATGAGGCCGCATGGCACGTCCGCACAACCCGTGGGAGCTCATCGAAGAGCGACGCAGCATGCTGCAATTCGCCATGGACGACCACCTGATCCAGGGGTTCACGTACGTGACCGGCTCCCGGGAGTCCAAGCCCTCATGGGTGGTGGACCTGAACAACGGCGAGCGCTACACGCTCACGTCGGAACAGGTCCCCTTGGCCACGACCATGCTCGCCGCCGGCCGGTTCCCCGCGCCGGTGCGGCCGCCGAGCTCCACCACTGCCTACGCCGACGTGCCCGAGCTCTTGGGCATCACGGCCGTGAGCCTACGTACGTGGCTGTCCACCGGGAAGTTCCCGGCCGGCCTCGTGCACAACGTGGAGGAGAAGCCCGGCGGCGGGAAGTCCTACGCCGGCGCGTACTGCGAGACGGACGCGCTGGTCCACTGGGGCAAGAGCATCGGTGTGCTGGACCCCGACGGGAAACCCACCCGCCGCACGCTTCCCAGCCGGAAACGCGCCGGATAGACGACGAGGGACGCCACACCGGGCGGGCAAGCCGGCTGACACCGGACGAGCCCCAGCGGATATGACGCCCCTACGTCCCACCTGACACCAAAACCAAATCGCCACGCCGCCAAGCAATGTCGAAAGGATGCGATGCCGTATGACCACGGTACCCGAGAGCAAGAGCACCGCCAAGACGGCCAAGACCAAAACGGCAGGTAACGACGCCAATCCGACGGCCCCCACCGCCGACGGTCAGGCCGTCGGCGAGACGCCCAAGCCGACCAGGCCGCGCCGCCCCCGCGCCAGCGCCGTGAAGAACGCGGCCGCCGCCGAGCCGGCCCCGGACGCCACGCCGGCGACGCCGGCCGCCGAGTCCACCGCCGACGAGGCCCCCGCCGCGCCGGCGGCGCCGGCCCCGGACGCCGGCGAGCGCCGGACCGCGCCGGCGTTCCTGCGGCCGGACTTCGACGGCCTGGCCAACCGGTCGGACTTCACCGACGAGGAACACGAGGAACTTGACGCGATGGGCGTCCCCGAGCACCGGGCGGCCCGCCGGCTGTTGTTCCGCGTCTGGCGGCGTACCGACCTGAGCCCGTTCGACAACGCGATCTATCTGCGCTCCGACAACCGGAACACGACGACGAAAGAACTCATCGGCGACGTGATGCGCGACGTCCAGCGCTCGGTCCCGGTCTACAAAGTGGCGACCTATATCGACGGGTTCCGCCTCGTGGCCTCACGTCAGGGCACGTACGAGGGGCAGACGGAACCGCTGTGGTGCGGCCGCAACGGTCAGTGGATGGACGTGTGGCTCGGCGACGGCAACCCGCACGCCGCCCGCGTCGGCGTGCTTCACCGGGGCTTCCGGGCGCCGGTGTGGGGCGTGGCCCGGTTCGCCTCGTTCTACCCGAACCCCAAAGCGCTGGCCGCGACGATGCCTGACCACATGATCGCCAAGTGCGCCGAAGCGCTCGCGCTGCGGAAGGCCTACCCGGACAAGTTCGCAGGCCTCTACATCGCGGAGGAACTGATCCAGTCCGGGGTCATCCTCCCCGACCCGCACACCGCCGCCGACGAGGCCGCCGCCCAGGTCTTCGACATGACGGACGCCGCGATCCAGGCGTACGACGCGGCCCGCCTGGTCGCCGACGACCCGGAAGCGCTTCGCCACATCTGGCGGGGCGCCCGGTACCACCAGCGCGGCAACCTGATCCACGTATTCATCCCCGACGCGCGCGCAACGCTCGGCAAGGCGCTGCAAGCGCTTGTCCCGGCTCCCGCCGCCCCGAGCGCCGACGCCGCTCCGGCCGACGCCGGCCACCAGGCCGCGCCGAGCGTGCCGGCGGCGCCGGACTCGGCGGCCGCCAGCGACCCGACGGCGAACGTCCCGCTGGTGTCGGACACCATGCGGCTGGACATCCCCGCCGGGGACGCCGGCGCGGCGGCGGACGATCTCGGCGACAACGAGCGCCGCGGCGACGAGTGGGCCGAAGAGCCGCCGGACGACGCCGCCGAGCCGGACTCCATGGAAGAGCCCTGGCACATCCAGGGCAACGCCGACACGCGGCCCGGCCCGAGCCCCGAGCCGGACCCCACGGGGCCGTGCCCGGCCTGCGGCGACGAGATCAACCCGCGCGAGGTGACGTACCTCATAGACAATGAGCGCGTCTGCCTGCGCTGCGGACAGGCGGCGATTGCCGCCGAAGCCGCCGCCGGCGCCACGTTCTGACAAGCTTCACCGGCCCCCGCGCACCCCGCGCGGGGGCCGCCCCCGTCAGCCCCCGATGGAGGGAACCTCGCTGTGACCGAACCAAACGCCACGCCGCCACCGCTCGGATTCATCGCCGCCCAGACTGCCGAGACCACGGCCGCACTCGTCACCGAGATGATCGGGCCGGTGGAGGCCGCCCGCGCCCGGCTCCAACCGGCAATGCTCCAGGCTTCCGGCGCCCAGCTCCCCGCCGCGCTCGTGGCGGACCTCATGTGGACCGCCGCCGCGGTGGGCTCCATGCTGTCCAACGTGGCCGACGCCATCGCCGCCGGCCCCGACTGTGACGAGCGCGTGGGCGCGATTTGCCGGGACGTCAAGGGCGCCGCCTCTACGCTGGCCCGGGACGCGCAACGCTTGCGCGATGCCGTGTCGCCGAAGCCGGACACGGTGGCGGCGGCGGCCAGCGGCGGCGTGAAGGTGATCTGTACCGTGTGTGAACGGCCGATCGTGACGGCCGCGAGCGTCAGCGTGCTGAACGTGTTCCTGGCCCGGGCCGTGTCGCAGGGCCGCATCTTCGTGGTCTCCCGGCACGTGACCACCGGCGCGCCGACGTTCTACCGACACGCCGCGTGCCCGGCGCCGACGGACGCCGGCGACGAGGCCGGCGCGCCGTAGTCTGGAGCGTGCGCCGCTCGGGACCGATTCCCGTGCAACACCAAGGGCCCGGATCCCTGCGGGGGGTTCCGGGCCCTTGGTCATGCTCGGGGCGGCGTAGTCGCCGCTACGCCTCAGCCGTCCGTGCCGGTGCGCTGGCCGAACCGCTCGCGCAGTTCCACCACCTTCGCCCGGACGCCGGCCGTCTTGATCCGCTCGCGGTAGGCGGCGGTGAACCGGGACACGTTCGTGTACCCCGCCTCTTCGGCCAGGACCGCGCGGCCCTTGGTCGCGAGCTCAAGCGCGGACTGACGCGTGATGCCCAGCGCCTCGCCCAGGTCCCGGGCGGACCAGGCGTGGACGTCGGACACGTCCTGGCGGCGACCCTCCAGGGTGTTGGCCACGGCCACCTGACGCGACTCCTGGAGAATGCGCAGCAACTCCGGGTAGTAGGCCATCAGCTCGGGGTTGTCGGTCCAGGACTGACGCAGCGAACGGAGCATGCGGGGCAGCATGTCCGCCGTGACGTCCTCACCGGTCTTCTTCCGGCGCTTGCCCTTGGGCTTGTCCGCCGTGGCGGTGTTGTCGGCGGCCGGGGCCGGGGCCGGGATCCACGCGTCGGCGCCGGGGGCGGCCGGCGTGACGGCGGCGGCGAGGGGCTGGACGGTCATCTCTTCTGGTCTCCTCAGACTTGCTGATCTTGGCGGCTTGGATGGGGCGGTGGTGCGTGTCAGGCGGATTGCGAGTTCGCGTTGGGCGCGGTCATGATCTCGGCGAGTTCGGCCAGGACGCCTTCCTCGTTCTTCATGGCGAACCGGAGCATGGCCGCCCAGACGGTCCAGCGCTTCAGCCCGGCCCGGGAAGCGATCCGCTTCACCGTGTTCTCGGCGTCGCGGAAGGTGACCGTGTCCGCCGTGATGGACCGCGTCTTGAGCGGGGTCGGGCCGTCGGTGGTCTGGAGTCCGGGCGCGTCCGTCTCGTCGGGTTCCGTCGCGGCCGGGGCCGACGTCGCCGCCGGGGCCGGGGTGGTGTGGCCCGCGTTGTGGACGAGGGAGAGGGTTCCTCTGGTGCTCATGGGGCCACCGTAGCGCACTTGTTGTGTACTTAACAAGTGACAGGGCGCGCCTGTCACCCGATCGATGACCAGGGGTGGCCGCGGCTCGGCGGCCACGGGCGCCCCTGCGCGGGCCGTAGCGGCGGCCGTGGCCGACGGCGTCCGGGTGGCCCGTCGGCGAGCGCCGGGCCCGGGCCGTGGACGGCGCGGCGCCGGCGTCGGACCGCCCGCGGCGGGGCGCCGAGCGTTCGGCGCGGACGGTCGGCCAGGGGGCGCCGGCGGCGGTTCGTAGGGCGCCCGGCATTGCTGGTCCCGGGACCGGCCCACGGACGCCCGTAGCGTCCGCTACGTCTGCGACGCAGTGGCCGCTACGCGTGTCGGGCGTGCCGTCCCCGCCGGACCCGGCGCCGCGGCGGCCCGACCGGACCCCGCCGGCGTCGGCCGTCCGGTCGCCGTCCGTGGACGGACCGCGTCGCCGTCCGGGCGGACCACCCGCTGACCTGCGCTTAACCGTCGCCGCACCGGTGACAGGTCGGGCCTGTCACCGAATCCGCGCCCCCGGGCGCCCCGGTGCGACGAGGCGTACGGCGCCACGGACGCCCACTGGCGGCCCGCTGCGGACGGCGGCCGTCCGATGGTCGGACCGCGTCCTCAGCCGGCCGTGACGGGGTCGGCAAGGATCGCCGTCGCCGCGACCGACCACGCCCACGAGGTCCACGTGATCGCCGTCGTGGTCGAAAGGTTGTGCACGCCCAGTCGCGGCGTCATCTGGACCGTGGACCCGGGCGGCACCGTGAAGACGAACGGCAACGAGGCGTTGTACGTCTTCGGCGTCGCGGCCAACACGGCGCCCCCGTCGGACGTGACGATGGACCACGGGAAGTAGGACGTCCCGCCGATCGTCATCCCGGCCCAAAGCTCGGTCGCCTGTTGGCCGGCCGCCAGGACCGCCCGCCACGTCGCCGTCGCCTGAACCAGCATCGTTTGCAGGGACGAGGGGTTCGTGAACGCGACGTTCGCCAGGGTCGCTTCGGCCTGGACCGAGCTCGCCGGGAGGCTCAGCGCCGGCGTGCCGGTTTGGGAGTTCGACACCTGCGACGGGCACACCTGCGCGACCCACAGGCCGCCGCCGGGCGTGGCGGTGCTCTCGTCGTACCGCAGGCCGTTGGCCGTCTGCATCTGCGTGGCGGCCGTCGCCGGCGCCGACGACCACGGCCACGCCTGCGCGCGGACGTTCGCCGGCTCCAGTTCGCCCAGCGGCCCGACCCCGAACGCCGACCCCGTGCACACCAGAATGTTGACCATCAGGAGACGCCTCCCGCCTGCGTCGGGTCCAGCAAGATCAACACGAAGAGGATGTCAAACGACCAGTTGACCAAGAGACTTCCGGCGCCGCCCCCGAGGAAGCTCGCCTGGCCGAACCGCCCATACGTCGCCGTCGCCCCGCCGGCCAACAGGATTTCGCTGTTCCCCTGGACCGTCCCCGACACGCTCTGCGTGCTCGCCGTCGGGTTCCCCACGGGCACCGTCGGCGCCGTGGGAAGCGGCGTGGCCTGGCCCAGGATGTTGCCCATGCCGGTCATCTGGATCAGCGTCGCCGCGGCCAGGGTGAAGTCCATCCGCAGTTGCGTGAACGCGAACAGCCGGCCCTGTTGGACCGGTGAGGGGTTCGTGAACGTGAAGTTCCCGACCGGAAGCACGATGCTCGTGTGCGTGCTGTCCAGCGGGGAGTTCGTGCCGCTCACGACGAATTTCTGATACTGCGAATAGCACCCGTGCGGCGCGGTCCACACGCCCTTGGTCGCGTCCACGTTCAGGCCGTTTTCCGCGCTGATCGAACCGCCCAGCGGCCACGCGTCCGACCCGACGCCAGCGAGCTTCAGTTCCCCGAGACTCCCGCTGGTGAACGCGGGATCGGTGCACACCTCAAGGTTCGGCATCGCGCCCCGCCCCCTATCCGACGTTCGGGGACAACGCGAGTCCCTGGAGATTGATGGACCACGAATTGATCACGGTCGCGTTCGCGCCGCCGCTGAAGAGCTTCACCAAGAGTTGCCGCGTCAGGCTTGAGTTCGCGTACGGCCGCGTCCACGTCCGGACCGCCCGCCGGCGCTTGACGGCGTCGTTCAACCGGAAGTGGATGGAGGACAGGCCCGGGATCGTGTACGGCGTCGCCATGATCTGAGTGACCTCAGAGGCGGTCAGCACCCGTGTGAACAGAATCGGGTTCGACACGTAGCCGTTCACGGACGGTTGGGTACCGAGTCCACCGATGCCCCAGTTATGGGTTCCGGCGTACGTCCCGATCGTGATCGCCTTGTTCGGCCGGGACGACATGGTCCCGCCGGCCGGGTACACCTGGTAACTGACGTTCGTCCCGTCGCAGTACAGCAGGACCAGGGACCACACGTTCAGCGGGATGAGGTTCGCCGTCGCCGAGTCGTCCCAGCCGTCGTACGTCGTCGCCCCGGAGTCGGCGGCCGCGCGCAGGTACCGCAGGCCCCCGGACGAGGAAATCTGACCGTAGATCAGCGGGGTGTTCGTCCCGGACATGAAGACGAACTGGTGCCAGTTGCCGGACGCCGGATAGGAGATCGGCTTGACCCACACGGCCATCGTGTACGGCTGACCGGAGTCGATCGACGGGCCGCCGACGTGGTACACCGACGCCACCGGCGATGCCGTGTAGGACATGGCGACCGAGCCCAACAGGCCGTTGGGGGCGCCTGTCTGGTCCAGTGACGACACCCCGTACGGCTCGTCGGACCAGGAACAGTTTTGGACGGTCCCCGAGCCGCCGAGCGACCCGACGTTGCCCACCGTGCCGATGGACGGCGACGGGGCGAGAACCCCGTTTTCCACCTCAGCCTCATAGTTCGCCCCGCCCGCCACGCCGGCCGGCAACAGGATTTGGATGTTGGAACGGGACCCCACCCACATGTCCAACGTGATCAGTGCCCGGTCCCGGACGATCGGCGTCCCGCACGTCGGGGTGGGGACGGTCAGGGTGGGGAGTTGACCGCTGTTGACGGTCAGGCTGACGAAGTTCGGGTTTTGAACCAGGCTGTTCGCCGGGAGCGACCCGGACTGAGCCTGGTTCCAGTGCTGTTCATAGGTATACATACCGATCGGGGGATCGGTCATGACCAGGTTCGCCGCGGTGTCCAGGACCAGGCCGTTGTTCGACGCGATGGGACAGGCGCCGTACGGCCACGCGCCGTGACGGGGCCCGACGAACGCCGCGGCGTTCTCGGAGTCCCACGCGATCCCGGGTGCCCAGCACCCCGCGCCCGGGCTCACCAGGATGCCCGGGAGGTCAGAACCTCAGCGGTCCAGCGCAGGGACGGCGTACTGAAGCCGGCCGTCCCGGAGTCCAGCTTGTGAGCCGCTGACATCCACACGGTTTGCGTCGCACCGGCGGCGACGGTGATCAGGAACGGGATCGTTAGCGTGTTGATATCAGCGGTCCCGACGCCGGTCATGTTCGGTTGGTAGTACCGAAGCGTCTGCGTGCCCGGAGACCCGGGCGTGGTGGTGTAGACGTCGGCGGCGATCGAGATCCCCGAGCCGGCCGGGATGGTGCTCACGGTCCACGTGATCAGCGCTTCGCCGTACAGGATCGCCGGCCGGCACGTGTCGGCGTTCGTGAAGTTCTGCGAGGCGAACCCGAAGTCTTGCCAGGACGTTGACGACGTCGCGGACGAGCCGGTGAAGGAAAGCTGGGACGAGGTCCGGATATCCGGCGGCTCCACCCACAGGTTCCCGGTCGTGGTGTCCACCCGCAGGCCGTTCGCGCTCCCGACGGCGCATGCGCCGCTGGAGCCGTACGGCCAGGACCCCGAGCGCGGGCCGGCAAGCCCCAGGGAGCCGTCCCCGTTGATCACGAACCCGTATCCGACGCAAGCGTTCGCCACCCGACCAGGCTAGCCCGGGATGTTCAGATTTCATGCGATTGGACGTGCTATGACGGCGGGATCGCGGTCCCCGTCCCGAGCGTGATCGGGTACGACATGGACGTACGCAGGTTGACCGCCACCAGGACGCCGTTCGCGTCCATGTCCAGCGCCCAGTCCCCGACGGCCGGCCGCTTCGGCGGCGATCCGAACGTGGCCCGCTCCAGGGTGCTGAACCGCTGGCCCAACACCGTCTCGTCGTCTACGAACTGGTAATCCGGCATCCCCAGCGGATAGCCGCCGTTCGCGTAGCCGCTCATCAGCCCACCGGTCCTAGACTCACGCCGATTTTCTCGCCGGTGCTGTCGAAAGATCCCGTCACCCTCACAAGCTGGAGGTCTTGCGCGACCCACGTACAGAACCGGTCGGCGCCGGCCACCTTCACCAGGGTCCCCGGGATGAGCTGAGGCACGGTGACGGACGCGTTCGGCGACACCACAGAGCCGTCCGCGACGCGCACCAGCCGCGGCCGCCGCCCGGTGAAGTACGCCGCTTGCGCGGCCGCCAGGACGGCGGACTGGCCGGTGGTGCCGCCGGTGCCGGCGGTGGCCGACACGCCGTGTTCCACGCGGCCGCGCCAACCCGGCTCAGGGCCGCCCAGCGTGATCAACTGCGGGTCCGGCGGTGGCACGGCCCCGTTGGGCGTCTGGGCCGACGCCGTCCCCGAGCCGCCAAAGATCGTGTTGGCGAACACCGTCCCGTCGTGCAAGATCGTGACATCGCCGGCGATGTCATCCACGCTCAGACGGATGGGCGCGCCGAACGCGTTCCCGAGCAACCCGCCCAGGTAGATAGCCCGATTCGACGTGGTGTACCGCAGGCCCAGCGACACCAGTTTGTTGATCTCGCCCAGCACGCTGCCCGACTCCGATGCGGCGGCCTGCGTCGCCGTGATCCCCGACGGCGTGGCGACGATGTGGGACGACATGTTCGGGTCGTCGGTGAGCAGATCCACGCCCAGGATGGACGTCGCGATGGTGACGAGGTCCCCGGACAGGTTGTACCCGACGGACAGCCAATGGCCGTAGTCGTCCACGTACGCCAGGACGTCGCGCGCCGCCACGTTGAACACCGCGTTCGTCGGGCCGCGCGTCTCGGATACCTGCGTGATCGGCCCGCACCACACCCGGGACCGGTCGCGGTAGATATGGAGCTCGTACGCCCGGACCGCCTCGTCCTGCGCGAGCGTGTTCATCAGGGAACAGCACCCGTAGGAAGCCTGGCCGGCGGCGATCGTCACGGCCGCCTCGCCGGTGTTGTTCAGCTTGCGGTCCCACGTGATCAACGTCGTGTTGTCCAGCACCCCGACCGGGCGGCCGCGGCCGCCGCGGTAGTACACGAAACATGTATAGGTGCTCGGGCATCCCAGCACCCCGGGATTGGTAGTGGTCATGGCCTCGTCCTCACCACACGTCGTCCCGGATCGCCACCGACACCGACACCCACGAGTCGGCGTTCGTGCCGCACGTGCCCGGCACGCCGCCGCCCTGGCCGCCGCCGTCGATGGTCACCGCCACGCACCAGGCGTCCGAGCACCCCAGGACCGGCCACTGGGCCATCGGGCCGTCCGAGGTGAACAGGACGGGCGTCTCCACCCGGCCGTCGGCGCACACCACCGTGGCCGTCTGTTGCCGGCCGTCGATGGTCAGGACCGAGCCCTTGGGCAGGTACGGGATCCCGATCTCCCCGGCGACGTCGCAGGTGGACAGGTTCGCGTACGTGCACACCTCGCCGGCGCTGGCCCGATAGAACCGCAACAGGATGCGCCGCAGGTCACACGCCGCCGGCGCGCCGGCCGCCGGGACGGTACCGGCGTTGACCTGGAGAAGCGGCACGAACGCCGCCGTCCGGGGCAGCGTGCCGGCGGTGATGGTGGTCATGGTGGTGACCGGGGACATGGACACCAGGCACACGCACGGGTCGTTGGGCTCCACCGGCGCGACCGGCGCGACCGGCGACGGGCACAGCGGGTCGTTCAACAGGCAGTCGCCGCCCAGGACGTCGCACGGGTCGTTGCACGCCGCGTTACTGACCGGAGTCCACACCATGCACTGACCGAACAGGGTGGTGGAACAGTCGGGCAGCGTGCATGTCCCGGACCCGGGTGTGTGCTGTTGCCAGCCGCCGCACGGCCACACCGTCGGGACGATGAGGGGCGCTTGCGTGGCCACGGTGATGGGGTCCTGGAACGCGTACGGCCTCCCCGTGCCGATGAGGAAATCGGAATCCCACATCCACGGCCGGCCGCGGCCGCAGTCCATCCCGATCCGGACTTTGTTCGTGAAGTCAGGACCCTGCATCAGCGCGCCCTGAAACAGCGTCCGGTTCGCCGCCGCGCAGGCCACGGGGTCATCCGCGCAGTTCGGGCACCAGGCCAACAGGTTGACCGGTACGCCGTTGCACGAGGCGGTGTTGCACGCGGGGATGGAAGAACCGGCCTGGAGGATGCCCGAGAGCCACGTCTGACCCCACGACATGCCCTGTTCGGACAGGGCAAACCCCATCGCATGCGCATTGATCTCGCGGTGGGCGTGCCTCAGTTGCCCCATCACCGCACCGTCGCCGACTTTCGCCAGGGGCGTGCGGCTCCCGGTGCCGACGGTCACGCCGCCGACGGTGATCCCGAAGAACCCCAGGAAGTCTTTCGACCAGGGGACGGCGGGGTCCAGCCACGGGGCGTTGTCGGTGACGGGGTCGCTGTAGCGGACGCCGGACGTCGCGCCGTTGCACCCCGAGCACGCGACGGCGGCCACGCCGTAGTTCTTGACGTAGGTCGCGGTCCGCTGGGAGTTGACGATCTCAACGCCGTTGTACTGCATCCACCCGTCGTATCCCACGGTCAGGCCACCTTCCGCGCGAGCTTGCCGACCGTCTGTGTGGCCACCATGACGGGGTCCTGCGCCACGGTGTTGACGGTGGTCTGGAAGATCTGTGTCGGCCGGCCGCCGCCGATGCCGGCTTGTGAGAGCACGCCCAACAGGCCGGACTGTGCGGCCAGCGCCGCCGTGCGCGCGGGGTTCGTCAGCGGCAAGACCACTTCCTTGCCGGCCTCACCGACACCGATCACGGTCGGACGGTCGAAGATCCCGCCGGACGCCTTCCACGGCGGGATGTCAGGGATCGTCTTCTTGGGGAACCCGATGCCGGCAATGTTGATATCCGCCAGGCCAGAGTCCACCTGATCGATGGCCCAGTTGATCGCGGAAATGACCGCGTTCACCACGGACTTGGCGATGTTCTCTCCGATGGAGGGGACCTTGGAGAAGCCATCGAACACGGACTTGATCAACTTCTCACCGGACGCCTCAAGATCCTTTCCAAGGTCACTGATCTTGCCCGGGATCGCCTTGAACCAGCCCACGAGTGTATCAATGCCCTTAGTCACTACGGCACTCGCCTTGTCCCACATGGACGAAAACACGTTGGCCAGGTCGGATCCGATGGTGGCGAGCGCGTGGACCACTTCGCCCGGAAGCGCCCTGAAAAAGGAAATCGTGTCAGAAATTCCGGTATCGACGGCTTTTCCGACCAGGGACATGGCGGTGGTGAACAGCGTCCACAACTGGCCCGGAAGCGCCTCAAGTTCGTGGAGGATCGCGAGGTTCCAGGAAACCACGAAGTCGATCACGGCCTTGGCGCCGGCCACCACGGCATCTTTCGCCATTGACAAGGCACTGGTGAAGAGGTTCCAGAGCTCGCCGGGGAGCTCGGTCACGGCGTAGACGATGCCCTTGTACAAAAGTTCGAATGAGACGATGATCAAGCCCAGAATGTCGCCGATCCCGTGAAGGAGCAACGCCAGGCCGTCTAGGAACAGGTGGAGCAATTCGCCCGGGAGGGCAATCAGGGCATTGAGAATTTCGCCGGGCAAAGCGGTGAAAAAGTCCAGGACGGCTTTCGCCCCGGCGACGATGCCGCGCCAGGCGTCGTCAAGGATCTTGGAAATTTCCCCCATCGCATCGTGAAAATAGCCTGGCATTTTTTGGAAGAACGCGACGACGTCCTTCACGGCGGCGATCACGACCCGCCACCCGGCTTCGAAGTAGTGGAGCGCATCGATCGCCACGGTGGCGAAAAAGTGGACGACGTCGCCGACGATCTCCCGCACTAGCTTGCTGTGCTGGTACAGCTCCACGAGGCCGGCGATGAGCGCCACGACGGCGATCCCGATCAGGACGAACGGGTTCGCGTCCAGGACCAGGTTCAGCACGCCCATGGCGATGGACAGAACCTTGGTCACCGACGCCCAGATGATCCACGCCTGGATCAGCGGGACCAGCACGGGAGACAAGACCTTTAGAACCGTGGTCGCGCCCTGGAGGATCGGAAGCAGAGCACTGAGCAGGGGCAGGAACGGCTTAATGGCCTGCAACGCAAGCTGAGTGAACATGACAACGAGTTGACCGATGACCGGCGCGAGGGGTACTAGGCTCTGCGCGATCTGGGCAAAAACGGGCGAAAGTACCGAAAGGCTCTGAATCAAGGACGGCGCGATCCCGGCGAGCAACTGGACCAGCGGCGCGATGATCGGAACCAGCGCCGTGAACAGTTGCGCGATCAGCGGGAGGATGGCGGCGAGCGCCTGACCGATGACCGGCCCCAGTTTCTCAAAACCCTGATTCAGTACGGGGACGATCGAGTTCATCACCTTGGTGATCTCGGGAATCACCGGCGTAAAGCCCTGAGTCAGGCTCAGACGGATGTTGTCCTTGAGCGTGGCGAACGAACCGCCCAGGGTGGCACTCGCCGCGGCCGCCGACCCGGCGACGCCGGGCATCTTCTCCAGGCCCTTGATGTAGTCCTGGATGCCAGCGCTCGCGGTCAGCGTCCCGGCGTGGATCTGGGCCTGGATCTGCGACAACGTCTGACCGGATCCGGCCGCGAGCACCTGTTGGACGTTCAGGCCCGGGAGGTCCCGGGACAGCTGAGTAACGCTCGCTTGGGTGAGCTTGCCCTTACTCGCGACCTCGTCCAGGGCGTACGCGACGCGGTTCATAGTCTCCGGCGTCCCGCCGGCAAACGTGGTCGCGTCCTCCAGCGCGCCCGTGAACTGAGTCACGTTCTTACTGGTGATGCCGGCGGCGTCCCCGATGGCCAGGAACCGTTGCGCGACCGGCTGAAGATCTTGGAACTGGAACGGGGTCTTGGCCGCCTGTTGCTCCAGTTGATTGACCACGTCCACGCCGGCCTGAGCCGACCCGGTCATGTGCTCAAAGGCAATCTGCGACTTCTGAATGGAGGCCGCGCCCTCAAGACCGAATTTGGTCATCTCGGCGGTGACGCCGGCCAGGGCCACGCCGCCGAGCTTGACCCCCTCCACGAACTTGTCCCCGATGGCGGCGCCGGCCTCAGAGATCCCAGCGGAGGATTCCTCCAGCTCAATCCCCATTTTCTCGGCGACGGCGGCCATCCCGGTTTCCATCGTCGCTTTGAACCGGGCGAGGAAGGATTGCGCTTCCTCTTCGCCGTCCTCTTCGACGGCCGGCCTCATGGCCGCCTTGAACGCGGCGACGAGCTGGGCGGCGGCTTCCTCGCCGAAGGCTTCCAGTTTGAGTCCGAAGGCGGTCCCGAAAGTCTCGGCGCCCTCGGTCGCCGCGACGGTCAGCCCTTCGTCAAGGGTCGTGCCGAACTCTTCGGCGGCCGCCGCGGCGGTGGCCCCCATCTGCTCGTTGAAGATCTTCGACGCCGCTTCGGCGGCGTCGCTGGACGCCTTCTCTACGTTCTTCGTGAGCTCGTCCGGGAACTTCGACGTGTCGGCGACGATCTCAATCAGCGATTGCGCGAGCGGGTCCGAGCCTCCAGACACTCTTGTGCCGCCTTGTCCCCGATGTCCGATATCCGGTCAGTGACAAGAATAGGCGTTGTCATCCTCCGTACAAGGATTCGCCGCCGTCGCCGAAGTAGCCCAGCCACTCGTTCACCATCGACGCCTCAGCGCGCGCCAGCGACGAGTCAGGGGCGCGCGGGCGGTCCTCGTCCGCCTCGGGGCCGGCCAACTGGTGCTCCAGACGCGCGAGATCGCCGGGCGTGTCCCGGGAGGTTTTCAGGCAGTGGTGGACGAACGCGAGCGTCCGGGCCACGGGAGCGGTCCAGGGGTCGAAGCCCTGATAGGCCGCCATCCCGTCCAGGGTGGCCCAGTCGGACACCGCCGTGGCGGCCAGAGAGCACGCCGTGAAGAACGGGTAGCCGGTCAGCGTCTCCACCAGGACGCGCGTCAGGGACAGCGCGGCCGCGGCGTCGAAGCCGTCGCGCCGGTCGCAGATACGCCGGTACAGCTCATGGTCCGGCTGATCGATCATGCAGAACAGGCGCCACCAGTCGCCGGTCCCCAGAGATTCGATGATGCCCGGCGGGTCGGCAAAGTCCGACAGTTCGACCAGGTGGCCGTCCACGTCGGCCTGTGCCGACCGCGCCGGGATCCCCAACACGACCCCTAATCGGCTTCGTCCAGGCGCGCCATCGCGCGATCGAACTCAGCCTCAATCAGCGGCCGCCAGACCTCTGCCAGGGCGTCGATCGCCTTCAAGAGCTCCACGCCGGACACCGGGTCTTCCTCCGGCGGCGTCAGCATCCGGTTCCGGATGTCCTCACGCTCGGCCGGCGTCAGACAAGCGTCCAGGAACAACACCATGGCGTCGGCTTTCTGCTCGCCGCTCGCGCCGGCCTTCCGGGCGGCCGCCATGTGCATCCACACGAAGTCCTTCGGCATCCTCGCGTGGTATGTGACGCCGCCCAGTTCGAACGGGTACTTGTCCGCGAGGTTCTTCGGCTTGGGCGTGGTCACCTTGACCGGCGCGCGGCCGCCGGCCCGGGACCGGCTACCGGTTGCGCTGCGGGGCGGCGGCGTCTTGCCGCGCGTCACCATCGCGCGCGCCCCTTCCTCGCCGCGGCCGCGCCGAGCTCCCGCAGCGGCACCAGGACCACGCCGCCCACGGCGTCGGCGGGCCGGCGGGTGTGGTGGATCGCGTGCGCGAACGCCTCGCCCACGGCGTCGGCGGCGCCGTCCTGGACGGCGTCGGTGACCGTGAGGGACACGGCGTGGAGGAACGCCGCGCCGGCCTGGTCCCACGCGTCCGAGACGTACGGGTTGAGTTCGTCCAGGTCGGGGAGCGCGTGCCCGGTGGGCAGCACCCCGCCCAAGTGCTCGCGCCACGCGTCATAGGCGATGTGGGCGCCGACCCCGAACCGGGGGGCGTCCGGATCGCGGCACACGCCGGTGCGCTGGACGCCGGCTTCCTCGTGGTCCACCTCGGGCCGCGGCTTGGCGACGCAGGGGCCACCCTCGCCGGTCGGCGCCTCGTACGACACGGCCTCGTCGGCGTGCCGGTCCGGGGCGGCGATCACTCGGCGGCCGCCGACGCGGACGAGGCCGGCCACGCGGCGTCCGGGCTCTGGGCCGGGGCCGGGACGGTGCCGCCGGTGGCGTAGTCGGCGTCCGAGGACTGTGCAGGCTCGGGCGTCGCCGGCTCGTCGGCGGGGGCGGCGTCGGCCGGCGGCTCGGAGAGCGTCAGCGTGCCGGTGCCGTCGCACGTGCCGCCCGGGCACGAGGCGGTGGCGTCAGCGGACTGCGACGACGAGCACCCGGTGAGCGCGGCCGGCGCGCCGGTGTCCTCACCGGCCAGCGACGCCGCGGTGATGCACTCCAGGGCCTTGCTGCGGCACCCGTGCGGGAGGGAGGAGACGAGGCCGGCGGCGATGCGCGCTTTGGTGAGCGCTTCGACGCGTTCGGCGGACGCGGCCCATGCGGCGCGGCGTGCGGGGTCCTGGTTGTCCCAGGTCTGGATTCGCTCGCCGTTGAAGGCGGTCCAGTCCACGGCGTCCGCGTACGCCTCGTACGCGACCTGTCCCAGTTCGTGAGTAGATCCGGTCATGTGCGCAGGTTATACCGATTTCAGGCCCCTGGTCCGCCGGTCGGCTTACGGTACGTGATCGGCCACCCCAGCGGCTTAAGCACCTCGCGCAGGGCGTCCGTGAGGAAGGGCCGACCCTTCACGCCCCTGACCCAGAACGCGTACACGGCCTCACCGCCGCGCGGGACCCACCGCAGCGCCGCGCGGTGACCGAGCCGGCCGGTACCGCGCTTGGGGGTGATGGGCATCCCGGACGGACCGTAGATGCCGGTCCCGTTGTGGACGTACAACGCGTACTCCACCGGCGTCCCCACCCGCGTGACGACCAGGTTCCCTTCAACCTGAGTCGTGGAGGTGATCGACGCGCGTAGGCGGCCCTCATCGACGGGGCATCGCCTCTTGGCTTCGTTGCTGACCTTCCGGCCGACGTCGGCCATCGCCTTGACCACCGCGCCGTCCTGACCCCTGAGGAGTCGGGACAGCGCGGCGTCGTTGATCACAACCCGGGCGACGGCCACATATCAACGGTATGTCGGTCCGGGTGCTGATCAGCGTAGGCGGCCGCGCTCACCGTCTACGCCGCGGCGGTGCGTAGCTCCAGCGGGGGCGCGCCGTACGGGGGCGTACGGCGGTGCATCTCGCGCAGGGTCGCGAAGAGCTGACCGGAGACCAGGGACGGGATCGGCGGGAGCGGCGCCGGTTCGGCCAGCGGGGACAGGGGCAACCCCGCGTCGGGCATGGAGGGTGTCACGGGCGGCGCCGGCGTCTGCGTCTGGAATACCGCCGGCGCCGCCCGCAACGCCCCGAACGCCGCGCGCCGCGCCGCCATCAGGCCGGCGGGACACGGACACGGCGTGGCCAGGACGGGCGCCCCCCCGCGCCCGTAGACGGTGCGCATGCCCGAGCCCCAGCACGAGCGGCACGGGATCATGGCTCGTCGTCGTCCGTGTAGGACTCGATCGGCGGCGCCGAGCGCGGGCCCGGGATCACCTGGCGCCCCGTCCAGCCGCCGAGCGTCACGGCGTGGACCAGCGGGACGCCCCACTCCACGTGCGCGCCCATGTCGATGAACACATAGCCGTCCTTGTGGCGGCGCTCGGCCACGATCCCGATCAGCCCGTTCCGGTCGTCCTGGACCACCGCGTGTAAGGGCGGGAGTTCGATATCAGTGCATGGCGGCGTAGTCATGTCTCAAGCGTCCTACCTGCGACGTTTCAGCGGAAGGGCAAAAAATCAGGCAGATAGCGCACGCTGTAAGTAGCCTGATTGTGTGACAATCAAGCCGAACCACGAGATTCGGAGACGGCGGAAGGCCAAGGGCCTGACGCAAGAGGGCCTGGCCGAAGCAATCTGCAATGCCGTGGAGGCCGCCGGCCACCCCCGCCCCCGGGTGGACTATCAGGCAATCGGGCGCGTGGAACGCGGGCTCACCACGTGGCCCAACAAGGCGACGCGCGAGGCGTACGCGTTGATCTTGGACGCCCCGGGCGGTGACGCGGAACTAGGGTTCTACCCCAGACGCGCCGCCAAGACAGACAAGGATGATCCATTGCTCCCCCGTCGTGCATTCCTCGCCGTGGCCGCCACCGTCACGGCCGAAGTCGCGCTGTTTCGCCCGAACGGCGCCACGATCCCGCCCGCTGACCTGCGTACCGAACTGGCCCGGGCCCAGCGCCTCTACCGCGAGGCTCAGTACGCCCAACTCACCGACCTCGTCCCGGCCCTGTTGAACCTCGCGCACAACTCCGACGACCACGCGCTGAAAGTCCAGGTCAACGTCCTGGCGACAGAGCACTTCCTGAAAGTCGGCGACGACTCGTACGCGTACCTCACCGCCGACCGGGCACTGAGGTCCGCCGAGCTCGCCGGCGACCCGATCAGCCACGCCAACGCCGCATGGATGATGTGCGTGATGCTGCGGCACGCCGGCAAGCCCCGGCCCGGGTATGAGATGGCCGAAGCCGCCGCCGAGCGCGTGGCCGCCGACGCCCCGAACAGCCCCCTGGCACTGGCCACCCGAGGTCACCTCTATCTCACGGCCGCCTACACCGCCGGCATGGCCGGCAAGCCGCACGACGCCGCCGCCTACTACCGCGAGGGGCGCGAGCTCGCCTCCCGGTTCCCCAGCGAACAGGCACACGGCCTGTGGTTCTTCGGGCCCGCCCAAGCCGACCACTACGGGATCAGCGTGCACAACAACCTTGCCGACGTCGGCGCCGCCCTGCGCTATGCCGGGCTGGTCAACCCCGGCGCGCTGGCCAGCACCGAACGGCGAGAACGCTACTGGTACGACGTGACCCGCACCCACCTGGCCGCCGGTGACCAGCCGTCGGCGGCCGCGGCGATACGGAGTCTGTGCCTGGTCGCCCCGCAGGCCGCCAACCGTCCCCGCGTCCAGCTGCTCGCCACCGCGGCGGGCCTGAAGACGGCCGGGCTCTGAGGGGCCCCCACCGCGCCGAGCTCGGGGCCGCGCCGCGCCGGCCGCGGCCCGCAGCGCGCGCCGGTTGGGTGACAGGGCCGACCTGTCACCGGTCGGGCGCCGAACCGGCGCCCGGGCGGCCCGGGCCCGGGCTACTGGATCCCGATCCGCTGTACGCCGGTGGCGGTCACCGTGACCACCACGCCGGCGCACCCGCCGAGCGGCCCGAGCGGTAGGGACTGCGTCACCTTCCAGCGCCACCCGGTCAGGACCGAGCCGTATCCGGGCTCGGGACAGCACAGGATCCCGCGCCGGATGTGGGCTTCGTCGTTGATCAGCGCGAGCGCGTCCGCCGTGTAGGTCGCCGGGCTGACCGGGCCGCCGTTCTCATCGCCGAACGCCGGGACGCACCGGTGGACCCCGACGTCAAAGACGAACTGTACGGACTGGTCGCACGAGGTGTCGTCGGCCAGCGCGGTGGACGAGGGGACGGCGTCGATGCGCTGGAACCGGGCCCAAGCCTGGCCGTGCACGCCGCCCACCCCGCCCGGGGAGTCGCACTCGCAGCACCCTTCCATGGACGGCCACTGGATCGCGTGCCGGATCGCGCACGAGCACACCGGCCGGCCCTTGGTGTTGAGTTCCACGCACACGCAGTTGAGAACGGTCGCGATCAAGAGTTCACAACTGGAGATGCCCGGCGGGTCCTGCGCGGGGATCGTCTCGGGGATCGGGCCCGGGTCGGTGGTCGGGGCGAGCTCGGCCAGGACGGTGCGCATCGTGGCGCGGGGTGTGCACGTGGGGGCGTTGTCCTGGCCCCAGGTGTAGCCGTCGGACATGGTTCATGCCTCCCACAGAGTGCGTTGTACGTTCTCGGTCCCGCTCAGCCGTCGCGGCCGGGCCGGGGTGTCCCACCCGGGGCGCGGCCGGCGCTGGCCGACCACCCGCCATCCGGCGCCCCGCAGCGACGCGCCGGACTCGCCGTCCTGCGTGTAGGTGATCAGGCGCCGGTATCCCAGGGCCCGGGCCGCGCGCCAGCACGCGCCGTAGAGCATGGAGTTTCCGTTGGGGACGTCGTCGGCCACGGCCGTGCGCGTCACCTCCAGCGTGTAGCCGTCGGCGAGGTGTCGGGCGACGGGCCGGCCGACGATGGCGACGCCGGCGAGCTCGGCGCCGGCGGCCAGGCCGATGCAGAATTTGTAGCCGATCGGCGGCCGGTGGTGCCGGTGCCAGGCCCGGACGAAGTCGCAGGCGTCGGCGAACGACACCGGGACGATCCCCAGCGGCGCCGCCGGCGCTTGGCTCACGGCGTGATCTCGGGGGTGGGGAAGGTCTGGACGCTGGGGCGCCGGTCGCCGGGGAAGCGGATGTAAGGCGGCCGGACGTTGCCGTACGGGTTCACCGACGCGATCCACTGGTCTACCTCGGGGAGCCCGGTCATGCGCAGTTTGTAGAACAGTTCCGGGTCCAGCGTCATGGTCACGCCGTCGCGGGACACGTTCGTGACGCGGCCGGGTAGCCGGCACTTGCCGGCGGTGCACGCGTTGACGAGCTCCCGGGCCAGGACGGCGGTCATCATCGCGCCGCCGGCCGGGACCGGCTCACCCCACTGATAGCTCACGCCCAGCGTGTCGGGTGAGGTCAGCGGGAGGTCAAGGCGCTGGCAGTAGGGCCACCCCTGGCCGTCGGTCCGGTAGACCGTGGACTTGTTGACGACCCGGTACGCCGACGGGTCCAGCGTGGCGCCGTTCTGCCAAATCGCGGTGATGCTGTCGATCGGGGCGGGGAGCTCAAGCGCCTGGACGTACGTGCACGAACAGTCGTCGGTGCACGAGCCGCACACCAAGTTGATCCACGCGCCATTGATGATCGCGGGATTGAAGTAGCCGCCGCCGAAGCCGTTCCACCACGGCCCCCACCCCATGCCCCAGCCCAGCGACGCGCAGAGCCGGCGGCACGGGCGCACGATGCGCGGGCACGTGCCGAACTTGCGGCCGGTCAGGCGCCACAGCATGCCGGTGGCGGCCTCCACGCACGTGCTCCACAGGTCGGACGGGATGGCGGCGAAGTCCGGGACGCACGAGGTATCGACGGGCCATGTACAGGGGTTCGTCATGGGTTCAACCCTTACTAAGGATTTCATTTCAGATTTGCAATGCAGTGCAGTGCAATCTTGTAATGAAACGTTTTCGGGACGATCACTTCAAGATCCAGAAGAGGGGCGCCGCGCGCGCTGGTCCGGCCCCGAACCGGTGACAGGCCCGGCCTGTCACCGCACCGGCGAGCACGCTCGGCGGCGCCGACGGCCCCGGCGCGCTCGCCGGGGCCGCCCACGGCCCGCTAGTGCGTGGTGAACGTCTGCGTGGCCGGCGTGCTGTTGGCGTAGGTGATCCCGTCACCCACGGCCGTGACGCTGATGGTGTAGCCGGTCGCCGTCGTCAGCCCGGTGACCGTCGCCGCGGTGGCGGTGTTCGGCGGGCCCACGGTCGTGGTGCCGGCCGCCGCGCCGCCGGACGTGACGGTGGTCGCCGCGGTGTACGAGCTCGCGTTGGCGACGGCCGTCCACGAGGCTTGAGCCCCGGTCGCCGTGATGGTGCCGCTCGGCACCGTCAGGCCGGACGGCGACGATAGAGCGATCAGCGCCGCGGTGGTCATCGCCTGCGTACCCGCCGCCGAGTCCGCATAGCTGATGTTGTCGCCCTTGGCCACCACGGACACGGTGTACGTGTTGCCGCCGGCGATCCCGCCGCCGCTGAAGTGCGCCACGTTCGGCGACCCCGGCGTGATGGTGCCGGTGTAGACCGGCGACGTGGTCCCGTTCTTCACCGCCGTGGCGACGTAGGACACGGCGTTCGTGACCGGCGGGAAAGAGACGTTGAAGCTCGTCTGAGTCGGCGCCGGCGTCGTGCTGGACACCGTCGGCGTGGCGAGCTGGGGAAGGGTGCTCATCTGGACCACGGCCGACGGGACGGACGTGATGCGCGTGGAGCCGTCGCCGTCGGCGGTCACCGTCACGTCGTACGTCGTCGCGGCGGTCAGGCCGCTGACGGTGCCCTGGAGCGCCGTCGGCGGGACGGTCGCCGTGAAGACGGGCGTCGTCGTGCCGTGCTGGACGACGGTCATCGTGTAGTTCAGCGCGCTGGGGACCTGGTTCCACGAGGCGGACAGGGTCGTCCCGGTCGCGCTCAGGAACTCCAGGCCGGCCGGGGCGGGCAGCACCGTGGCCGGGACCGGCTGGGCGCCGCACTGGTCCTGAGGCGGCGCCAGCGTGGTGAGGAAGAACACGAGCGGCTGAGTGCCGGCGACCGGCGTCCTCAGCGGACGCGGCGACCAAGGACTCTGAGTCATGTCGTACCGGACCGGCCACGGCCCGACGCCCCATTGGGCGTTGGGCAGGGTGCGGCCGTTCCACACGGTCAGAAGTTCCTTGTTGGAAACGGAGAGGTCTCCGGGCGATCCGCCTTGACAGAAAGGTAACAACAGATAGCCCCACTGCCCGACCTGCGCGCCGGGGGGCGCCTCGCCGGACAGAGAGCAGAGGTTCACGCCGGTGACGTCGGTCCAGAGCTCCACGGCGAACGCGGCGTCGTACGTCTGCGAGGTGTCCATGCGGAACCCGATCGCCGACCCGGCCTCGTCCGTCTCCTGAGCGTAGGTCGGGTTCAGGATGCTGATCAGGTCGGGGTCCTGCGAACACATCGTGATCTTGATGTTCAGCCACTTGATCGAATCAAGGGCCTTATCCGAGATGCACAGCTCACCCCCCGCGTTCTTCACCGTGATCTCGTCGCCGGTGAGGATGTTCGGGCTGATTGCGACTTCCGTGAACGCGCGGGTGACAACCTGCGACTTCGGCCCGACGACGGGGTTACCGCACCCGTCCAGGCGCGTGACGCGCAGGCGGCGCCCGAACGCGTACGACGGGCAATACTGGGGAGGCGCCATCAGACGTCCCGTCCTTCCTTGGACTTGCCGCCCCGGCCGCTCCTGCGGCTCGGGGTCGGCTCACTGGCGGCGGCCGGCTCGTCGTCCGCGTCGGCGGCCGCGTCGGGCGCGATCTCCTCAGCGGTGGCGGGCTCGGCGGCGGTGGGGGCTTCCGTGGCCGGCGCCGGCTCGGCGGCGTCGGTGGTCTCCGGGGCCGTCGGCTCGGCGGCGTCGGTCGCCCGCGCGTCGGCGGGCACGTCGGCCGGCGCCGGGGCCGGGGCGTCGTCGGTGGGGACGTCGGCCGTTGCTTCGACCTGAGCGGCCGTCGCGTCCGGGGCCGGCGCCTCGTCGTCCGGGGTCGCCGGCGCCGTGGGCTCGGCGGCCTGGCCGTCGTCGTCGGCGCCGAGCTCGGGGGAGACGACGGCTTCGGGCGACGCCGGCGGCGCCGCGGCGGCGGCCTCGTCGGCGGGGACGAAGCCCATCGCGCGGGCCAGTCCCTCGGGGACGTCCAGCGACGTGAACGGCGTGTGCGTGCGCAACTCAATGCGCTTGTCCGGATAGTCGGCGTTCAGCGCGAGGTTCAACAGCGCGTCGAAGTCGTCGGCATCCTTGGGCACGATGATTGTCAAGGGATTGTCCTTAGGGCAGGTGGGGAGGGGCCGGCACGCTGCACTGAACGGCGAGAATCGGACAGTCCACTTGGATCATGTACTGACGCTCGGCCAGCACGATGGCCGTGTTCCGCGGCGTCGCGGACGTGCCGGCGAACACCTCGTATGTCTGGACCGGGGAGCGGTAGATCACGATCGGGCCCGTGGCGTACAGCCACGACGTGCCGGCGGCCGCCGGCTTGCCGTCCGGCCCGATGGCCGGATAGCCCGACCCGAAAACCGTCTTGGTCCCGGCCGTCGTGGTCCTGGACTGCGCGCTGGCGCCCGAGGTGGACGTGAGCTGTGTTTGCCAGTTCGCTGCGAACGTCGGCGCCAGGTACCGCGAGGCGTGAATGATGCCCTGCGGCCCCAGTTGCTCGCCCAGCTCCCCTTCCAGCCACCCCAGCGCGTCCACGAACCCCAGGACCGAACCGCCGCCGGGGTCGAGCACCTGGACGCCGCCGGCCACGCCGACGTTCCAGCCGCCCAGGTAGGGGAAGTTCCCGCCCTGGCCCGACATGAGGCAGTACTCCACCTGGCGCTCTTCGGTCCACATCAGGCGCCGTTGCGCGCGCTTGACTTCCTCAGTCAGCCCGAGCTTGTTGCACTGAATCCCGTTGTAGACGGCGAAGCCCCGGGCGTTGCCGTACTGCGGCCCCGGGATGATCTTCGGCATCAGGGACGCATTGATGTTGACCTGCGTCCACGTGATGTTGGTCGGGGGCGGGCCGTCCGTGGTGGACGCGGACGCGTTGTAGACGCCCGGATTCACGTACGTGTACGTCTGCGTCGCGTTCCCGGACCCGTCGGTGGTGACCGTCGCCGGGAGCGGCCGGCCGTCGCCGGGGTTGATCTGGACCGTGGCGGACGGGTGCATTCCGGTGATCGTGAAGGTGACCACCGTCGCCGTCGGCGAGCTTGAACCGAGCGACGACGTCAGCGTTCCGACGCCGGTGTTCGCCGCCGGCGCCCCCGGGTTGACACAGATCGCCCAGTTGTCGGACATCGTGCACGCGTCTTGCTCCCAGACGATTTGCCCGAGGAACGGCCGCTCTTGCTCGATCACGGTCGCCGCGGCGAAAAGCCCGTAGCCCTTGAACTGATAGTTCGGTGGGCTGACCCAGTCCTGTGCTTCGACCACGGCCGGCGCCTTTCAAGTTCAGTGTTTGCCAGGGTTTTGATACAGGGGCCGCGCGGCCGCGACAGAGAATCGCGGCCGCGCGGGAGAGAGGGCTACGCCGCCGGGCAGGTGAGGACCGGCAGGGACGTGGCCGGCGCGATCCACCCGCCGGTGAGACCCGTCGGGCACGTGTCCACCTGGACGAACCGCGGCTCGAAGCACCGGCGCCCCACCAGGACGCCTTCCTCCGAGAACAGCCGCGTGAAGGTGTTCGTCTGGACGTTCGTGCTGTCGTAGATCGCCGACAGGTCGATGACGTCGGCCTGGCCGATGATGTACGTGTCCGGGTGGTAGAGCAGGAAGCCCACCGTCGCCGGGTACGCCAGCATCGGCGTGGTGCCGCCGAAGCCGGCGCCACCGGAGGTTGTCGCAGCGTCCTGCCAATCCCGGACCAGGGTCAGGTTCATGGACCGGTTGGCGAAGTACTCGGCGATCATCTCGTCAGTGACGTTCGCCAGGTCCACGCCCGTGCGCTTGGACAGGTCCGACCGGATCAGCGGCTCGGCCCAGGTCGGCGCGACGCACTCCAGGACCTCGTTCAGGCCCCACCTGTACTTCGCGCGCAGGTCTTCCACCTGGATCTCCAGGGAGCCCAGGATGGACGCGAACGCGCCGGGGCCGTACCCGATGGTGTTCGGGGTGCCGGACACCGGCTGGAAGTGCACCGTCGTGGCGAGGCTCTGCATCTGCGCGAGCTTGAAGGCGTTCACCTGGTGGGCATGAGCCACGAGGCTCTGTTCCACGTAGTACTCCACGAGCTCGGGGTACGCCTGAGCCGTGAGGATTCCACTCCTCAAGCACAGCCCGATGGCGTTCATCCGCTGCTCAGAGAACCCGGGGCACGTGATGTCGTAGCACGTCTTCGTGGTCCCGGCCGCGGCCTGCGATTCCGACTGGTTGAACCCGACATTCCCGTACACAGTCGAGAAATCCGGCGTCTGCGGCCAGCGCAGACCACCGCGCCGGACGATGACCGTCGGGTGGTCCAGAAGACCTTCCATGCTGGCCGTCGGGCACAGCGTATAAATGATCTCTGAGGGCGCACACCATCCGCCGGCCGCGACCAGCGCCGCCGCCCGCTCGTCCCTGATCGAGTCAAGCTGTGCCAGCGTGACGGTCTCTTCCTTGCCGCCGTCCTGCGCGAAGTACTCTTCCGGCAGCGTGCGCCGGATCATCGCGATAGACGCCTCCACGGTCCGGCCGACGCCGGCGCGCTCCAGGCCGCCGATGCGCCGCTGGACCGCCGCGGCCAGGCCGGACAGGTCCCCGAGGTCCACGCCGGTGCTGGACTCGATCGTCCAGAACCCCTCATTCGGCCGGGCGCGCTGGGCCTCGTTCCGGTTGCCCGGGTTGTACGACCGGATCTGCCCGAGCTGGGCGCGCCGGTCGCGCACCACGGCGTTGGAACTGCGACGCCGGCGGCCGTCACCCTCGCCGCCTTCCTCGCCGCCGTCGCCTTCCTCACCCTCGCCGCCGTCGCCGCCGTCGCCACCCTCAGCGGCCGCCGCGCGCTTGGCCTTGGCCCGCTCCAGAGCCTCAGCCGCGCGCTTCGTACGGGCCGCCCGCAGCGTCGCGAGCTCGTCCGTGCGGCGCTCGGCGGCCTGGCGGACGTCGGCCAGGGCCTCGATCGTCTCCACGTCGTCGTCGGACATGTCGTCCCCGAGCGCGAACAGCGCGTCACCGTTCGCCGACGCCTCGTTGATCAGGGTCGCCAGGTCCGCGTCCGGATGAGCGGCCAGGACGTCGGCCATCGCCGAGAACCGGGCCTCTTCCGACTCAGCCCCGTTGCGGGCCTGGATCAGTTCCTCAAGCAGGTTCATTCCGTGTGATCCTTCGGGCGGGGACCCGGGTCGCCGGGTCCGTGGTTCTCGATTTCCGCCCCCCCGTTTGCTGCCTCACACGCGGCGCCTATGGGCTCACCCCCGTGTCGGTCGGTTGTCCCTCGGGCACGTAGTCCACGGCGCCCCCGCTGACGCCGGCTTCGGCGTACGCAAGGATTTGGTCCGCGAACCAGGACACTGAGCCGTCCCGCTTGGTCACGCGCCATTTCAGGGCCACCGTGCCGCTGGTGGACGACGAGGTGGCCCACGAGGCGTGAGACGGACCCGGGGACGTGCTGGACGAGCCACAGCACCCCATGTCAGACCCCCTTTCGAAGGGTTGCCGCGGCGCGCGCCAGACGGTCGCGCCGAGTACCGGAATCGCTGGGCGCGGCCGCCCCCGAGCGGCCGCCGCTGAGGGAGTTCATCGCCGCCGTTGCCCGGGCGTCCCGGACGCGTGCGGCGTCGCCCCGAAGCTCATCGGCGACCAGGGGCGCCATGAGCCGGGCGAACTCGGCGCGGGCCTCGTCCGGGCCCGGGACCTCGTCGTCCACAGGGGCCGGGCAGACGTCGCACGAGCACTGACCGCCGACCGGGGCCGGCTGGATCGCGCCGGCGGCGCACAGCGCGAAGACCTGTTGGCCCTCGTCGGTGCTCCACTTGGTGCGCGGGATCGGGAAGCCGGGCTGGTTCACGCACAGCGCGCCGACGAGCTCCAGCGCGCCGGCCACCTGGCGCCAGTCCCCGGACAGCGGGGCGTGCCGCAGCGTGGCCAGGCCGGCATCGTCCAGGCCGGGCAGCACGGCGCCGGCGAACCAAATCCCGTGCTTGTCCTCACCGACGCGGACCACGGCGGCGGCGCACCCGGTGTCGGCGTAGTGGCGCTGGGCGTCGTGGAGTTTCACCGACGCGCGGGTGTCGGCGTGGTCGGTGCCGAAGTGGAGCGTCCCCACCGGGACGTCCTCACCCTCAGCGGTGCGGACGAGCCCGAGGTGGAAGTACGCGTAACCGCTCTTGGACTTCGGCGGCTTCACGCACTTGCCCGGGATGCCGGTGTGGCACGTGCCCCATGCGGCGATGTGGCCGTACGTGCGTCCCTCGTCGGTGACGATCGTCCCCGTGGGGCCGTCCAGGCGCGGGTCATCGAACCAGGCGACGGGCGGGGCGAACACGCCGGCGGCGGTCAGCGCGGCGAACGTGACCGCGCCGTGGGCCGCCGTCTTCTCATCGTCCTTCCACGGCGCCTTGATCGTGTCGTCCTTGAGCGCTGAGGCGAGGCGGCCGTACAGCCGTTCCACCGCCGAGCGCAGGCCGGCCCGCTCGGCGGACGGGACCTGAAGCGGCGTCCTGGCGCCCTGGAGTGCGCCGGCGACGGCGAACACGCCCTTGGGGATGATGGTCAGCCGGCCGTTCACGATGTCCGCGTATCCGAGCTTGTACGCCGCGGCGGTGGCCGCGTCGGCGCCGGCGTCGCGGTACAGGAACGCCTTTCCGTACTTGGCCGGGTCCAGGGCGCCGTTCGTGCGCGCGTAGTCGGCCACGCGCTTGGCGGCCGCGCCCGAGTCCCATGCGGCGTTGCGGTCCGCCACCGGAAGACCGGTGTCCGGGTGAAGGACGGTGAAGCGCATCGCGCCCCCCTCTCGAATGCTCATGCCGGCGGTGGGGGCGGCCGTGCGCGTCGCTGGCGCCGTGGGCTTCGTGGCCGGCTTCGTCGGTCGGCGCACGGACGTGGCCGGAACGGACAGCGTGCGGCGCCCCTTGTTCTTGCCGTGCTTGCTGGTGTGGGCGTGCCGCTTCCCGGACGGCTTGGCCGGCCCGGTGGACCCCTTGTGCGGGACCGTCTTCCCGAGCGCCACCGCGGCGGCGACGGCGCGGCACTCGCCGCACTCGGGGTCGTCGCAGGCGTACGCGTCCAGCGCGCAGTCCGCGCAGTCCGGTTCACACTGGCCGTCCTGGTTCGCGTGTGCGCCGGCGCCGGCCGCCTGGTCGCCGTCGGCGGCCGCGCCGGTGTGGTTGCCGCAGTATTCGCACTCGGGGTCGTCGCACGGGGCGCCGTACTCCGGGCACATCTCACAGTCGGCGTCCTGGCAGCACGCGAACCGGCCGCCGTACACATGCTCGTGGCCGGTGGCACAGACCACGCAGTTGTCGCAGCACGTGAACGGCCAGGGCGTCGCCGCGGCGACGGTGGCGGGCGGGGCGTGCCACCCGCCGGTCTTGCACGTCGTACAGTCCTGGTCCACGCAGAGCCCGAACACCGTGGACAGGAACGTGGTGCACCGCTCGCAGCGCCGGTCGGTACACATCTGGTACGTCTCGGGGTCGTACGCCGAGTGAGCCCCGATGTCCGAATCGTCCAGCGCCTTGTCCAGCTCGGGGAAGTAGTCGCCGGGCCGTCCTGTCTGGATCTTCGCTTCGGGGAAGGCGGGCTGGTTCACGAGCGTGGCGGACATCAGGCGCCAGTCCGATGCGACGACCCGGCCGCGTTCCTCGTCGCCGTCGGCGGCGGCTTCGAACTCCATGGTGGTGTCGTCCAGGTCCACGGAGATCCAGCCGGCGTTGCCGCTCTTCACCTTGCGCGCGATGCCGGCGGCGCGGGGGTCCTCCATGTCGAACGTGCCGGCGCCGTACAGGTTGCCGTTTTTGACGCCCACGGCCCGGATCAGGCCCACCTGAAACGCGCCGTCGTGGGCCGGGGCCAACGTGTCCTGATACAGGATCGGGACGGGGAGCGGCCGTGTGCGCGGGTCGCCGCCGTCGGGGGCGCTGATCACGCGGCCGTCGGCGGAATCGGTGTCCAGCGGCGCCAGGATGCCCCACCAGTAGCGGCCGTCCGTGCCGTCCGGGGCGGTGTCCCCGGGGGCCTGGACGACCGGCGGGGCGCCGGGCGCGATGGTCGGTGCGCTGCCTGCGAACGTGGCTGTAGAGCCGGTCACGGAGACCCCCAGATCATCCGGGCTGATGGTGGTAGCGGCGTCGGACACCCCGGCTTCGGTGAGGATGTCCTGGAGGTTTTCGTCCGGGCCCTGTTCGCCGTCGTCGCCGGACCAGTCGCCGACGTCGATATAGGCGGACGCCTCTTGCTCGTCCAAGATCAACAGGGCACAGCGGCAGTTGCAGACCTCTGAGGCGGGTCCGTCGGGCGCGGCGGGATAGGCCATCATGTAGCCGCCCACGACGAAGTCCGTCTGGATCGGGACGACTTGCTGGTGGGCCCTGGAGTGGTCCAGCCGGACGCGGGTGTCCATCGTGGCAAACCACTGTTTGAACATCGTCTCGCCGGTGAGCTCGGCGTACGCGCTGGCGCCGTTCCACTGGCCGCCGTTGACGGCGCCCATGGTCTCGGTCCGCGCGATCCGGCGGGCCTCCCATGCGTAGTGATCTACCTGGAGGACCGACCGAAGATTCTTGGTGATGTTGTCGATGGACAGGCCTTCGGCGATGCCGTCGCCGATCACCTCGCGGACGTCGTCGAATACGTCGTTCGGCCACAGGTTCCGGCTCAGCCGGTCGTGGACAATCGCGATGTAGGCCTGACTGTATGGGGCGTCCTGAATGTCCGCCTCGCGGGTCGCCTTGATGAACGCGTCCCCGAACAGTTTCGTGATCTCGGGCAGGACGACCGTGTCAATCATCACTTGCCACGAGCCCAGGTCAGGCCACAGATTCAGGTTGGGCAGGGACTCCCCGGCCGCGCCGGTGCCGGTGGTCACGTCGCCGGCGTCGGCGATCAGGGACAGCGCGTTGGGCCGGCCATAGATCGCCTTGACGGCGCCTTCCAGCCACCGGTCCATCGCGGCCGTGATCTTGCGGGTGAGGTCGCGTTCGGACCGGATGATGTGGGCCGTCGCGCGCAGGCGGGCCGCGGCGAACGGGTCGCCGACGGTGAACGGGGCGGGGATCACGAGCCACCCCCGCGTCCGGCCGGGAGTGCCGGCGTGGCCGGCGGCGTGTTGCGGGACGGCCGGTCCGGGATGGACCGCGTCTTGTCCACGGGCGGCGGGTCGGCGAGCTCGGCGTCTTCGGCGCCGCTGTCGTCGGCCGTGCCGTCGGGCTCGGAGATGACGGCCGGCGTGCGGGTGAGCCGGCCGCTTGCGAGCTCGGGCAGGTTCACGCCGAGTGTGGGCAGGATCAGCGCCGCGGTGGCCGGGTTCGTGGCCAGGTCCCACAGGATGCTCTTCAGCCGCTCGGCGTCGGTCGGGGCGTCGTCCTCACTGAACCCGCACGCGCGGCGCGTGGTCGCGTCGGAGATGAGGCCGCGCGCGTTCAGGGTCAGCGCGTCTTCGCTCTTGTCCGGGCGCTGCGTGAGCTCGGTCGTGTCGAACCAGATCACCGCATTGCACGGCTTTTTCTGGTCCGCCTCGTACGCCGGCCGCATGTAGTTGCACGTGAGCGCCTGGCAGATCACGCCCAGCACTGGCGCAATGCTGAGCTTCACGACATTCTCGTCAATGGCCCAGGCGGACCAATGATTTGTATCACCAATTCCCAGCAGAATTTCCGGCGGCATTGACAAGCCGATGGCGATCTTTTTCAACGTCATATCAGTGAGCTTGGGAACCTGCTCATCAAACGGCGTGGAAAAAGTAATGTGCTTGATCTTGTCCAGGGCTTCGTCCGGCACGCGGACGACAAATGGCACAACTGCACTCGCAGAATTCCGATCATTGATCGGGACCACCATGGAGTTAATCAGGTTGTCCACGAACGGGTCGGAATGCTGGACCTCGTCACCGGGATTCCCCGGCGGCGGCGACACCGAATCGCCGATGAGCAGGATTCCGGCGCCGGCCAGACGCGAGTCCGTGGTGGCGAGAGTGTGGGAGGACAGGGCTTGGAGCCTGGCCAGGTCCCCCAACAGCGCGCGGATGTGCGATTCCGGCGCCCAGTCATAGCGCGCGTCCTGGAAGTGCACACGGACGATCAGAGAATCGTCGTCGCGCAACTCAATCTGAGTCGTCGGCGACGTACGCAGGAAGATCTTTTCACCGCTGATCTTCAACTGGTCCTGTGAGACGGCGGTCCAACGGCGCTCGCCGTTCCTGGCGGGGTCGTCATAGCCGATCACGAAAGTCTCGCCGCCGACCAGAAGGTGAATGAACATCTTCCGGATGAGCTCGGCATGCGCGGTGAAGTCGTCCCCGAGCTCCCTCAGGAGAGACTTAGCGTCCTCATCGTCGGACGGGGTCGGCTCGGCGGCGCCGTTCTCGTCGGGCTCCCCGACGTAGAGTTTCGCGCGCGACCCGGCCAGCGCCAGATAGTTGATCGCGAAATGCAGTTCCCCGCAGGAATCGTAATAGTCATAAGCCGATTTCTGCCATGACCATTTCCCGACGATCGTCCGCAGTTGCTTGCCGGTGACGACTTGCGCGGCGGCGGTGAGCGCCTGGCCGTTCGTGTCCCGGGCGAACTTCCGGTTCGCCGCGCGGAAGTGCCCGTCCGCGCCGGCGTTCCGGCGGATGCGCGCGGGCTCGGGGGCCTTCCGTGCCGTCATCGTCGCCGTGGACGGGGCGGCCGTCTTCGGCCGGCGGCGGCTGAACCAGGCCATGTCAGACCACCGCCACCCGGGCCAGGACACGCCGAGCACCGGCCGCCCGCAGCGGCGGCCGGTGGGTCGGGGTGCGCATGGCCCGCGTCACGACGTCGGCCCCTCAGCCGACCGTGACGCGGAACGAGGTGGACCCGGCCTGGCCGGTGGCGTCCATCGCGGTCAGGGTGTACGTGGTCGTCGTCATCGGCGCTTCCGGCGTCCCGGAGATCACGCCGGTGTCCGCGTTCAGGGACACGCCCGACGGGAGCGAGGGGGAGACGGACCAGGCGTAGCCCGTCCCGTCGTCCGGGTTGGCGTCGGTCACCGACGGCGTCACGGCGGTGATGGCCGCCCCGGAGGACCAGGACTGGTCCGAGATCGGCGCGACGGTGACGCCGCTGTCCACCGCCCACATGAACCCGCACGAGGTGGCGTTGCCGAACCGGTCGGTGACGGTCACGCTGACCGGCGCGGCGTCCTGCGCGACACCGACCACGCCGGACAGGGTCGCCACCTTGCCGCCGTCGGTGTGGAGGTCCACGCCGCCCGGGAGGCCGTCGGCGGTCCACGTGTACGTCGTGACGTTCGGGTCCTGCGAGCGGGCCGACAGGGTCACCGACACCGACTGACCGGCCGTGCTGTGCTGGTCCGGCGGACAGGACAAGGTCGTGGTCTCCGGGTCGCGCTCGATCACGACGGTGGCCGTCTTGCCGTACACGCCGGTCCGCTGGTCCTGGACGCGGACCTGATAGACGCCGGCCTCCAGATAGAGCGCCTTGACCGTCTCCCCGAGCGTGACGTCCTGGTGCGTCAGGGTCCCGGTGCCCCAATAGACGGTGAACGGGCCGCCGCCGGCCGGGCCGGTGACGGTCAGGCTGACCGGGTTCGTGGAGGCGTCCACGGTGAACGCCGGGCCGTGGGTGCACGTGGCCGCCGAGCACACCGTGACGCCGGCCGGGATCTCCTGAGCGCCGGACAGCGGGCACAGGTCGGGGCCGTCGTCGGTGAACTTCAGCGGGCCGGCGTCGGTGCACCACCGGCGGTCCACCACGAACGCGATCGACGCGCCGGCGTTCTCGATACGGATCGCGCCGGCGTTCTCCGGGCCGGCCCAGCACGTGAGCACGCACGCGGCGTTGTTCAGGTCGGTGGTGTCGGCCAGGATGAGGCGGGCCTCATTCTCGGGCTGGATCATGGGCCTGGCGCCTCTCAGCTCACGGTGACGTTGAAGGTGGTCGAACCCTGCGCGCCGGTCCGGTCGGTGGCGGTCAGGGTGTAGGGGGCCTGAGCCGCGGCGGCGGCTGGCGTCCCGGAGATCACGCCGGTGGACGTGTTCAGGGACACGCCCGACGGAAGCGCCGGGCTGATGGACCAGGTGAACGAGGTCAACGTCCCGTCGCTGTCGGTCGCGTGCGGCGTCACGTTCGTGATCGCGACGGCATGGGTCCAGGCCTGCGCCGGGACCGTCGCGACGGTGACCGTGTTCGGGGCGGCCTGGACGCCGGCGTTGAAGGTGGCGTAGCCGCTCCCGGACCGGGTCGTGGCCCGCAGCACGTAGGGCGTGGACGGGCTCGGGCCGTACATCGGGGTCCCGGAGATCACGCCGGTGGACGGGTCGATCACCAGTCCCTCGGGCAACGGCGGTTCCACGGACCACGTCACCGGGTAGCCGGCCGACGGGTTCTGCGACGCGACCGGCGTCGGGCTGACGGTGGCCTGGCCGCGCGCCCAGAACTGGTCCGACGTCCCGGACACGGTCACGGCGACCGTCGGCGAGGTGGCCGTACAGGCGTCCACGGCGCCGGCGGCGACGGTGAACGTCCCCGGCGCGGTCATCGGGCACAGGTCAGAGCCCGAAGCCTGGAACTTCAGCGACCCCTGTCCCGAGCACCACGAGGAGTTGACGACCAGGCTCACGGTCGTGGGGCCGGTGACCGTCTCCACCTCGTCGGCGTGTGGGCCGGCCCAGTTGACCACGTGGCACGCGACGGCCTGGAGGTCCGCGGCGGACGCGAGCGCGATCACGTAGCGGGACGAGCTCGGGATCAGGGACTCGTGGATGGACAGCAGGGACCTCACGGCGTTGTCTCCCGAGTGGTGGTGTGGGCGGTCAGGGACCGGGCACAGCGCCGCACGTGGTAACGGCCCAGGGGCCAGAGTGCGCGCCGCGGCGCCGCGCCCGGCGTCTCGTGGTGGGGGCGCCGGCCGACGCGCAGGACGCACCTCATGACGTCGGCTCCCGGGTGACGAGGTAGGCCGACCCGTGGGACGCGGTGAGCGCGGCATAGAGCCACTGGACCCACGTCTGGGCGGCGCCGTGGGGGGCGATGAGGTACAGGGCGGACACCGCCGCGCCGATCCAGACGGACACGCACCACGGGCACGTCACGAACTCGTACGTGGGGCTCGTCGGCGACGACGGGCCGGACGTGTCCACGCCCGGGACCGCCGGGAGCCGGCGGCGCACGACGAGGGCGGCGGCACGCTGGCGCGCGTCCCGGTTCGCCGCGGCGATCCGGATCCCGATCGCGATCTTGTCCTTGGCCACCAGGCGGGTAAGCCGTGCGGTGGCGCCCATCACCAGGGCCAGGCCCAACCAAGTCACACGGCCACGGTAAAGGTGTGACGTTCGACGTATGACGTTTGAATCGGGGCGATCTACAGGAAAGTACAGTTATCGCGCACTGGCCGTGGCGGGCAGTTCGGCGAACCACCGGTGACAGGACAAACCTGTCAGGTGACCGACGCGCCGCCCCGAGCCGGGCATACGATCCGCCTTATGACTCGTCAGGGCTCTACCGTCGCCGTCGCGCTTCTGGTCGCCGCCGCGGCCGCCGCGTGCTCGTCGTCCACCTCGTCGTCGGCGGCGCGCTCGTCGTCCGGCGCGCCGAGCTCGGCGCCGGCCGCCACGACCGGTGCGGCCGGTCCGCTCACGGCCGCCGTCACCGCGTGCGCGTCCGCCGCCGACGGGGACCGGGTGGACTTCACCGTCACGAACACGGGCAGTGCGGCCGCCGACGCGACCGTGTTCCCGACCATCAACGGGGCGCCGGTGCTCCAGCTCCACAAGGCGGACCCGTCTCAGCCGGACTTCGGCACGCAGGGGATCCACCTGGACCCGGGCGCGACGTTCAAGGGCTGGGCCCAGACCTCCACCGCCTCGTCGTCGCCGAAGTGCGACGTTCAGGCCCGGGTGTACGGGTCCTGACCTGCGGCGCGCGCTGGCCGCCGCAGGCCTGGACGGGCCCTACTTCGTGGTGAAGCGGCGCACCTCGTGGCCGCAGGGGTCGAACCGGTAGGGGTCCGTCACGCGGCCGGCGAGTCGCAGCATGGCCGGCGTGTGCCACCACGCGCCGTGTCCGGTGAGCTCCAGGACGCGGGTCGTGACCGTCACGGCGGTAACCGGCTCGTCGCACTCCAGGCAGCGGACGTCGTCGCCGTCGTTGAAGTGCAGCGTCACCCGGTTGGGACTGACCGCCTCCAGCGCGCGGGCATACGACCGGTGGATGCCGGCGGGGATCTCCAGGACGAACGACTCACGCGGCGGCGGCGCGGGCGGTTCCAGCCGCCACGGTTCGTCCGGGTAGGTCAGGCCACGCAGGAAGAGCGGGAGCGCGTCGGGGTCCATCATCGCCCCAGCGTACGACCGGCAGAGCCCTGACCTGCGGCCCGAGGTCCGCGCCGCAGGCCTTGACGCAACGTATCCTCACAGCGCGTAGTCAGAACAACGACAAACTGTGAGGAAGTGCCGACGATGAGCCGAGCGAACGAGAACATGGACAGCGCCGTACACGACGCCGCTCAGGGCGTGCTGTTCCAGCTCAAAGCGTCCCTGTCCCAAGCCGCCGGCAACATCAGCCGGCTGAAGTTCGACGGTGACAGCGAGCTCGCCAAGCACCTGAAGCAGGCCGCCGAACTGGTCACCATGGCCGCCGGCGAAGCGCAAGAGGCGCTGGCCGGCGTCCAGGCCATGAGCCCGGGCGAGTTCAGCGCCCTGCGTCCCGTCGTCGGCTGACCGGCCCGGACCACGCCGTGAGGCGGATCAGAGTGGTGGCGCTGTCCGACCCCGCCAAGGACCAGGTACGGGCCGCCGTCCTGGTCACCGCCTACGACCTCGTGACCGTGCGCGACGTCGCCGAGCGGCTGGGCGACCGGTGCGGCGCCGACGAGGCGACGGCCGCCGCGCTGAAGCGGTGCGCTGAGAACGCCGGCGCCGCGGCCGCCGTCCTGAGCGACGTCGGGGACATGCTGGCGGTGATGCCCGCGCAGGACTTCCGCGCCGCGCGGCCGCGCTGGTGGCGGCTGGGGCGCCCGGGCGCCCCCGTGGAGCCGGACGGCCAGGACGAGCCGGCGGACGAGCCCGGGCCCGAAGCCGAGCCGGGACCTGAGCGGCCGCTGTTCCTCATGGAAGAGATGTAGACCCCGCAGACGTGGAAAGGCCGGCGCCGAGATGAGCGCCGGCCGGGGCAATCCAGGGTGGGTCTTCACCACGGATGCTATCGGCGACGGTCACACGCCGGCGTCGGGCGACGCGGGGCGGCGCGCGCCGCTTCACCGGATCCGGTGAGGCGCGCCGTACCGTGATGGCCATGGGACGAGCGACCAGGAAGCGCAAGACCACGCCGCGGCCGGAACGGACTCAGGAGACGACGGCCGGCCCGCCGCACACCTCAGCCCTGATGGTCAACAGATCACGCGCGGCCCGGCGCGCGCGCGTGGCCCCGGGCGACCGTAAGCCGGGCATGGGGTTGTGGGACATCGGAGACATGATCATGCAACGGGTGGCCGGGCGATGAGGCGCCTGATCCGGTTCCTGTTCGCCGCCGCGGCGGTGGCGTTCGGGCTCGTCGCGCCGGTCGGCCCGTCGTGGTCCTGAGCGGCCGGGCGTGACCGGTCGGCTACCCTGGAGGTCTCCTGTTCTCAGCGGGGCGGGAGGGCTGTCAGGAAACGCATGTGCACACGAACGGCCGCCAGGGCGCACGACGCCCCGGCGGCCGTTCGGTTTCCCGCTACTGCCCGGGCCGGATGATCCGGCGCCCGTGGATGGACGTGGTGTCCGTCGGGTTCCGCTGAACCTCGCGGCGGTCCACGTTCGCCGGCGGCGGCGTGGCGCCGGGCCCGGTCGCCGGGGGCAACATCAGGTCGTACACGAGCCACACGGACGCGTCCACGCGCCCGGGCGACTCCCGGCCGGCCTGGACGCTGGCCCACTCGTCTTCGAACTCCGGCATGTACGAGCCCAGGACCACGCGCCCCTCAATGATCTGTTGGGCCACCGGCTCGGCGCGCACGAGCTTGGGCCCCATCTCACGGGCGCGTCTCTTCGCCAGGCGCGGGCACGGCCGCGAGTAGGGGTTGCCCGGCGTCCAGGACCCGACCTTGCCGACCGGGCGCCCCTCCACTTGGTGCTCTTCCTCCCACTCTCGGGCCAGGGAGTCCCACGCGGTCCGGATCAGGGCCAGACCCATACGTGCGCCGAAGTCGGTTTCCACGACGAACCGGTGGGCGTTCGTGCGGGCGGCGAGCTCGCAGGCGACGCGCGGCCACTTCTCCACGCTCATCACGGCCGTCTCGTCGTCGGTGATGACCACGCGGCCGTCCTCTGCCAGGTAGCCGCCGATGATGCCGGCGGTGTCCTTGCCGCCGCCGGACGGGTCCACCGCCACGGCGACGGCGACCGGTCGCGGCCGGTTCGTCAGGACGCGCCGCTCGGCCAGGACTTCGGCGGTGATCAGCGCGCCTTCCCGCGGCTTGGGGTCGCACTGGTACATGGCGCCCCAGTCCTGTGCGGACACGGTGGAGCGCGCCCCGTTCCAGTGCTCGGCCAGGGCTTCGGTGTCGCCGTCGGGAATCAGGGGATGGGGCAGCGGCTCCCCGACGGCGCGGCCCAGCGGGTCTTGTTCGCTGGTGGCAAACGCCGGCATCTTCAGCACGTGCCACCGGCCGCCGGTCGCCCGGTCGCCTTCCCGCTTGACCACGCGGCCGCCGATATCGTCCGGGTGCCACAGGGTCATGATCAGGATCATGGGGGCGCGCGGCGCAAGGCGCGTGACCAGGGAAGAGGACCAGAACTTGTCCACGTCCTCACGGACGCGAACGGACTCGGCATCCTTGCGGCCCTTGATCAAGTCGTCCCCGATGACGACGTTCGCGCCGAAGCCGGTAGCGCCGCCGTCCACGCCGAAACAGCGCATGCCGCCGCCGGTGGTCAGGTACCAGTTCTCTGCGGCCGCCGAGCCCGCGCGTAGCTTGAGCCCGAACCGGTGGCCGTGCTCGCGCACGAGCTCCCGCACGGCCTTCCCCCGGTCGATCGCCAGGGACGCGGCGTACGAGGCCACCATGATCCGGTGTGTGGGGTTGTGGATCAGCCACCAGAACGAGCCCCAGACGGCGGCCGTCGTGCTCTTCCCGGACTGCGGCGGGAGCGTAATCAGGATCCTGTTTTCCTCGCCGGACGCGCACTTCATGACCGCGCCCGAGATGAGGTCGGCGTGAGCCCGGCGGCCGTAGGTCCGGTCAAACCGTGTGGCCAGGGCCACCGGGCTACGCATGGCGATCAGGTCCCGAGCACGCTCCAGCTTGGGATCAGCGCGCCGGCTCACCCGGCCGGACCGGTCGCGCGGTTCAGGTCTTCGGGGGCCGACAGAAGCGCCAGTAGCGCTTCCTCGTCGGTGCCGGCGAACTGTTCCCCGTTGGCGAACCGGCGCCCGATGTCCGCCAAGAGCGTACCGAGCTCGGCGCGGCGCTCTCCCTCGCTCATCTGGGCCAGCGGCCGGAACCCGCCCATGGCGTCGCCGGTCCCGAGCGCGATGCGCTGGTCAGGCTCCCCGAGCGCGACGCGGAACAGCGTGGACGCGGCGGTGGTCCACTTGGCCACCTCGCCGGGGGTCATCTCGTCCAGTTTGTCGTCTGTCATACGAGACAGGTAGCGGGCCGTCCAGTGGAAGTACCCCGTTGCCACCGCGAGTTGTTGGCGGGACAGGCGGACACGCTGGGCCCTGATCTCGATTTGGACCGCCTGGTCCTCTGCGGCGTCGTATGCCGCTGCCCGGGCTTTCCATTGCCACCCACTTGCTAACTTATAGAAATACGCGGTTGACTTGTTGACCTTTTCTGACAGTTTCTTGACCTTTCGGCCCGGGCCCATCTCGCAGAACTGCTTGAAGTAGGCATATGCCTTGACCGGTTCGCCCGGGAACCGGTCGAAAAGGTCAGGTCCGAGCTCTTCGTCATCGTCCGTGGGGTCGTTTCCGGTCCCGAGATACGTCCCAGCACCGGGATATGTCGCCTTGATCATGCTCATCGGTCAGCGCGTCCGTCCGTTTCCGAGGGTCAGTCAGGAGAGTTGCCCGAGTTCGGGCACGATCCGGCGCACCGTGTGGGCGAGCGCCATCGGGGGTTTGTGGCCGTCCAGGATCGCGGCAAGCCACCCGGTCGCCGCGGCGTGGCCGGCGACCGTGGCGGCGCGCGCCGAGCTCCCGGCAAGCCACCGGCCGCCGTCGGGATCCGGTGCGCGGCCGGCCAGGCGCGCGGCCGCGACGGCGGGTGAGCACTCCAGGTAGAACACGCGCACCCGGTACCCGGCCGCGTCGGCGGCGGTGAACCACGACCGTGAGGCCAGGCGGTCACCCTCGCCCAGGATCAGCGGATACGGACACGAGGCGATCCACTCCGCTGCCCGCTCGATCACCGCGCGCCGGTCGGCCAGCACGTCGGTTCCGACGCCGGCCGCGCCGAGCTCGGCGCCGACGATGCGGCCGCCGACCGAGAGCACGTCGTGGGGGAGCCGGGAGGACTCCACGCGCTCGCGCTCGCACGAGCCGGTGAGCTCGGCCATGAGCGTGCTCTTACCGGCGCCGGGGATCCCGACGAGGTACACCAGCGCCGGCGTCACGGCACGGTGTCCTTGGACGTCGGGGCGGGGGGCGGTGCGATGAGCTTCAGCCCGTCGCCGCCGGCGGCCGTGCTGAGGTGGTCGGGCCAGCGCCGGATCAGCTTGTCCCGCGTCTCGCGCTCCAGGGTCGCGCCGCGGAAGCGGTCCTGGCGGCCGCCGGGGTGGGGGCCGGCGACGTAGCGGGGCATGAGCCACCCGCAGCGGGCCACGCGGCCGCGGCGGGAGATGTGGGCGGCGGTCAGGTCCCAGTCCTCGTACAGCGGTAGCGACTCATCGAACCGCAGGCCCCGGCCGGCCCACCCGGCGGTGTTCGGCCACATGGCGAACAGCCGCGAGGGGATGTACGCGCTCTCGACTTCGTGGCGTCCGCTCTTCGACCCGGCGGGCATGCACCCGACCAGGAACGCGCCGGTGGCCTCGTGGGCGTGGCGCCACGCCGCGGTGTAGTCGGCGAACGTCGCCGGCGTCGGCTTGCGGCGTCCCTCGGGGACGGCGTACAGGCCGTCCAGATCATCGTCCGTCTGGACGCACACGCACCCGGTGGTGAACGCGTCGTCCATGGCGTAGTTCCGCGCGGCCGCCAGCGGGTACGTGCTGGTGTCCGGGGCGCCGAGCACGCGGTACGCCCCGGCGCCCAGGTATGCGCCGGTTTGCTCGGGAGGCGTGACGAACACGGTGTCCCACCCGAACACGTCCATGATCGCCCCGACGCGTTCCGGGCGCCCCGCCGACAGGCAGTACACCCGGAACCGCGCCTCAGACGAGGCGGACGGCGCCGGCCGCTGGGCCGGGATCGTCACCGCGCCGGCGTTCATGGGGCGGCCGCCGACGCGGCGGCGGGGAGCTCGGCGCCGTCGCCGTCGGCCTCGTCGTGCTGGTCCTCGTCGTCCCCGTCGTCGTCGGGCTCGGCGCCGTCGTCCTGGTCCTGGTCGTCGTCCACCGCGGCGGCGCGCGCCGCCGTGCACTCCAGGCACGCGCAGGCCTCGCCGTGGTCCGCGCAGTTGTCGCACGGGCACGGCTCGGGGTGCGGGGCGCCGCTGTCCAACGCGAGCTCCAGGTACCGCACGGCGGCGTAGGCGATGCGGCCGGTCGGGTAGCCGCCGGGCATGCGCTTTCGGCATGAGGCGAGCGCCCGGGCCAGGTCGGACGCCTCAGCGGCGGGCAGGACGATGACCGTTTCTTTCATCCCGGTGAGGCGTGGTGCGCTCTTGGTCCGGGTGGATTCCGGCTCGTCCTCTTCCTCGCCGTCGTCGGCGATGGCCTGGCGCGGGATCAGCGCCGGCGGCTCGTCGTCGGGGAAGGTCGGGACTTCGGCCTGGCCGTACTCGGCCAACAGCGCTTCCACGTCGTCCAGGTCATAGCCGGTGCCGCTGAGCCCGTAGTCCTCGTGGCCCAGGTCTTGAAGGGTCTGGAGGAGATCAAAGGTTGCCTGACCGTCCTCGTGGCCCTTCCGGTTGGACCGGTTGTGCACGGCCATCATGCGCAGGGCGTTGAAGTCGGACACGTCCACGACGATGGCGGCGATGTCCGTCAGGCCCTTGGCCTTACGCACCTTCCACGTGTGGTTGCCCGTGATGATGTTGCCGCTGGACTTCTGGACGGTGATCGGGTCGAAGAACCCGAGCTCGTCCATGCTCTCGGCGATCGTGTCCACGTCGCCGACGTTGTTGTTCATGGGGTGGGGCTGGACTGAGTCGATCGGGACCATGACCACGGCCAGGTCTTCGGCTCGGACCCGATCGTCCCCGGCCGGCATGGTCAACGTGCTACCGGCGTCGGATTCCGGAGAGTTTGTATCGAAATGGTCTGTCATAACCTGATCGTACGGTGCGCGCCAGCCGATGATCCGCCAGCGACATATCAGACGACCCGTGCCCGAAAGGTCCGGCCGGCCGCCCCGGTCTGCGGATGGGGCGACCGGCCGGCGGGCCGACGTCAGGCGCTCGTCGTCGGCGGTCCAGCCGCCACACCCGCGCCGGCCGACGGTGGGGCCGACTCCTCAGCGGCCGCCATGGCGAAGCCGGGGACGGCCCGGGACAGGGCCGCGATCACCTGGCCCAGCGTCTCGTTCACCGTCGCCAGGGCCTTGGCGTTCTGGATCCCGAGGTACAGCGCGGCGCACGCGCGCATGTCGGTGTACGCCGTCGTCATCCCGAACGATGCCGAGCCGCCCGGGGTGAAGTTCGCTTTGATCACGGCGCCGAGTCCCGGGAACAGGCTCTCGAAGTATCCGGGGGCGTCGGCGGGGAAGCCCACGGGCGTGGCGGTGTCCATGTCGTCACCTTTCAGAAGCGCGTTGACCTGCGCACGGACGGCGTTCATGTCCCAGAACGCCGGGTCGAACTTGCCCGGCGGCGGGTTGTACTCCTTGTGACCGACGACGCGACTCCCGTCCACGCCCAGCGCACGGCAGATAGCCGCGCACAGTCGCGGGTACGTCGCGCGCTGGGCCGGCGTCCAGTCATCGAGCGTGCCGACGGATTCGGCTTCGATGCCGACGCTGTACCAGTTCCCGAGGTCGCGCGGGAGCCACGACCACACGCCGGTCCCGGCGTGCCAGGCCACGCCGGCGGACACCACGTACACGGTGCCGTCCCGGCCCAGCGCGTAGTTACACAGCGGCCCGGTGAGGTCCGGGCGGCCGTTGATCAGGGCTGGAAGGGCCGGCATGTTCCCATGGCCGCCGTCGCCGGTGTGGTGCATCATCACGCCGCGGACTTCACGGAAGTCCCCGTGTCCGCGCTGGCGCCACCCGTCGGTCTCGACAACGTCAAGACCGGCGGCCCGGGCGACGTCGGCAAGCCACTGAAGCCGCCCGGACGTCGAAACGCTCATGGTTCGATCATGCACGGGGTGTCGGTCGGATCGGGGAACGCTACTCCACCGGAGTGATGATCAATTCTGCGAACAGGTCCATCCGGCGGGCGGCCGCGTCCAGCCGTCGCAGCACGGTCCCGACGTCGCGGCCCACGGCGCTGGCGGTGGCCAGTTGCGTGCGGGCCGCGTCCAGCCGCAACAGGGCGTCCGTGAGCTCGCCGCGCACGGCGTTCCGCTGGTACAGGACTGCGGTCAGGTCCCCGAGATAGACGCGCTGGCGGCGAATGTCGTCGGTCATGGCGTCCCGCAGGGCGGCGATGTCCCGACGGACGGCCGCGAGCGCCGCCGGGTCCCAGCACCCGAGGTCGGGGCCGTCGCCGGCGCGCGCCGGCGGGACGCAGGACTCAGCCACGGGGGGAGTGACCGGCCGCGTTCAGTTGGGACTTGGCGGCCTGAAGATCTTCGCGAGCTTCCTGAATCAGGCCCATCACGTCGCCGAGCCTGGAGGCGGCGCGGTCCGTGTAGCCGTGGACCGCCCAGAACGGGGACGGCCCCATGTGCTTCCAGGGCAGCGCTCCACGCTGGTCCTTGGGCCGCGCCGCACGCTGGGGCCGGTAGCCGCCGGCGTGCATCGCGCTAACGACGTCTTTCATGGTGGCTTCAACCCGGGCGATGTCTTCACGCAGGCGGGTGGCTTCCGCCTGCGTGATCGGGGCACCGGCGATGTCGTCGGAGTCCGGTCGGCTAGTCAAGGTCGGGGCTCACCGTCACGTGGTCCCACCACAGGCCCACCGCGGCGCGGACGTTCAGCATGACGTCATGGCCGGTCCACGTGCCGGCCGCCAGCTGCATCCGGATTTCGTGGATTCCCTCGTGAGTCAGGGACCCGGCCAGGAACCGGGACCCGGCCCGGACCATGTCGCAGGTCCCACGGAAGGCGTCGAAGCCCTCCAGGCCGGCGGTGGCCTCGTCTTGGAACGCGAGGTGTCGCCAGACCTGGCCGGGCATCGTGCCGTCTACGCGCAGGTACGGCGCGAGGTAGGCCCACACCTCGGACGGCGGGCACGTGGCCGTGTACTCGCGGCCGCCGACGACGACCACCATCGCCGGCGCCGCCTCGCGGTCCTCGTCGGTCACGGTGTACGTGGCCGTCGCCGGCGCGACGGTCGCGGCGCCGTGGTGGTCCCGGTTGTGAGGGTTGCGGCTCTCGGGGGTCATGCGGGCATTGTCGCGCCCGGGTCTGACACGTGTCGAACCGCTATCGCCCCATCAGCACCCGCCGATGCCGGGAGCGGCGCCGACGGGTCGTGCCGGTCGCGTCGGCGGTGGGTGTAGACGACCCATTCCACGGCGGCGTCCAGCACCTCGGGCGTCGGGGCGTCGGGGAGCGGGATCCAGCACGAGGCGGGGTCGGCGTTCTGCGCTGAGCAGTAGCCCCACTGGCGCGTCTCGTCATAGGTGATCTTGTGATAGCCGAGCGGGGATTCCGCCGGGATCACGATCTCCAGGCCGGCCGGGACACGGATGTCCGGGTCGGCGGACGGCGTCACGGTCACTTCAAACGTGCTGACGTCGGCGTACGGCGCCAGTCGGCGGCTCAGTTCGTCACCGATCATGGCGGCGTGGTGGCCCAGGGGGGCGCCGGCGGGGGCGGGCACCAGTTGTCCGGGGATCTCGATCGGGTCGGCGGCGTGGCTCATCGGTGCGGTGTCTCCTGTTCGCTACGGCGCGCGCCGGGGATGGCCCGGGTCGCGGCGGCTCGGTTGAGGTAGGTCGCCACCTGGCGGCCGTACCGGTTCGTGTCGGTCACCTTGATCACGTCGAACGGGTCGCTGGCGCTGACGAACGCGACGCGGCGGCCGGGCGGTCCGTCGTCGGTGTATTCCTCCGGGGCGGTGTCGTGCTGCCAGCCGCCCGCGCGCGGGTCGAAAGCGAAGACGTGGACCAGGTGTACCGGGCCGTCGGGGTGGCGGGCGGCGAGGGAGATCCACGCCGCCCGTTCCTCGGGGTCGGTCAGGTGGACGTGCGTCGCCATCCTGATGTCTGCGGGGTCCCGGCCGTAGTGCTTGATCAGCCTCATGCGGGCGGACAGCAACAGCCGGCCCGACGGCCACGCGGCCGCCGCGGCAACGAACTCCGGGGCCAGTCCGGGTTGTGACGACGGCTGGGCAAACTTCGGCGTTCTCACGATGCCGGTCCCGTCGCGTGGCCGCCGGTCCACTTGCCGGCGAACGGGTCCCACGTCAGGCCCGGCGCCGGCTCGTCGTCGGCGTGGAAGAGGTTCCGGTCCAGCGGCATGCGGTACCGGTTCTCGATCGCGTCTTGGATGATGTGCGCCACGATCGCGTTCAGCGCCTCGTCGTTGTCCTGGCAGTCGGGGAACGCCTGGAAGGGGTGGGTACGGCCCGGGCCGCGCTGGTGGCAGCACGCCCAGCCGAGCCCGGCGTCATAGCGGATGCGGTGGTATCCGTAGCCGTGGCCGTTGATCTCATAGTCCACGCCCATGGCCCCCACCGTGCCGCTGTACTCGATCGAGTCGCACGGGGGCACGCTCGGCAACGCCGCCGACAGGTGGTGATACTGGACGGCGGTCATCCGGAGCAGTAGGCGCGTGGCCAGGATCACGCGCAGGCGTCGCACCTCGCCGGCTTTCTCCACCGCGTCGCCGTGGAAGCCGATCATGTGGCCGGGACCCCCCTCCACATCCTCACCGGGTCGAATCGGCTGGTGGTGCTCTTATACATCGTGCCCTTGTCTTCACCGGGGCGGAAGTCGGGGATTCCGAGGTCGGGCAGGTAGCGCGGAACCACGGCCAGGCCGGTGATCGAGTACAACAGCCGGTTGTGTCCCTGCCAGTCCGGGACCTCCAGGACGGCGCCCCGCACGCGGGGGAACATCAGATAGCGCCAGACCAGGTCATTGGCCGGGGCGAAGAGCTCCACCGCGTAGTCCCCGGGCCCCATCCGGCCGGCGCGCGCCGTGGCCATGGTGCGGAACCCGAGCCGGACCGGGGAGAGCCGGACGCCGGCGCTCCAGGACAGGTCCAGGCCGTCGCCGGGGTCGTCGGCGGCCACCTGGAGCGAGAACGCTCCACGGCCGACGAGGGGGGCTCCCCACGGGATGCCGTCGCGGTCCAGCGGGTGAATCCGGGCGTAGTACTCGCCGAGCTCTTCGGGGTCGGCGGTGCACCCGTTCACTTGTGACCCCGCTTGCACCACCACGTGCCGCACAGGAAGGCGGCGACGGCGAATGCTGCGGTCCCTACGGCCCACCCCCACACGCCCCCGGTGGATGGCGCGTTCATGCTGCGGCTCCCGTCGTGGTCGCGGCGGTGGCGAACTCTGAATAGCTCATTCGTGGTCTCCGAAGAGGTGTAGTACGAGCGTCTGGGGAAGTTCGCCGCTGGCGCTTGCGGGTGGCGCTTGCGGCTTGTGGTCGGGCTCGTCGGCGGGCGGCGAGCGGTTCGTGGCGGCGTCGCGGGATTGCCGTTCCAGTTCTTGTACGCGGCGCTCCAGGACACGCAGCGCCGCGGCGGTGCATCCGAGTCCGGCGGCGACCAACAGCGCCAGGACGATGGTCACCAGTGGGGCCGGGCGTCCTGGACGCAGGCCAGGACGGGGGCGGCGCCCTGGCGGGACTCGGCGGCGGTCACCGTGGCGGCCGGGCGTCGGTGGTGCGTGGCGAGGTGAACAGCGCGGCGCGGTCCGGCTGGGCGCTCCCGAGGTTCGGGCGCGTGGCCCGGCGCACACCGTCAGCGATGCGTTCCAGCGCGGCGGCTGATCGGCGCGCACACAAGCCGTTCCACACCAGAAACAGGATGATGACGGCGGCTAACGCGGCGGCGGTCCAACGGTCGGTGGTGGTCATGGTTCCTCATTCCGGTTCTGCGGGGTCTGGGCAGTACCTTGAAGATCGCGTCTCCAGGGAGCCCCGGGGAAACGATGGCGTCCGGGCGCGCGACCGGCGGGCCGGCGCGCGCCGGGTTATGAGGCCCGGCGGCGTGTGGCCGGGTCGGGGTCCGTGTCTGTAGCTCCACATCAGTATGTTGTCACTCTCCGGTGATTTCTGTCGTTTTCTCCACCATGGGGCAGTCTTTGAGCAGACAGTCCCCACCCATGGTGGCCGGGAAGACCATGAGGTCCATGTGGCACGCCACACACCATCCGCGCCAGACCTGTTGCCCTTCCGGGTTCCGGCGAACCGCCGTGTGGCCGCGCCGCGCGGCTTCCTTGACGGCGATCTCCACGGCTTCCTCGTGCGACATGCCCTGATAGCCGCCCCGGCGGCGCTGGAGGCCGCTCAGGGTGTCCGGGTCGGGGATGGGGACGGCTTGGCGTGTGAGGTCGGCGACGCGGCCGGGGTCGCCGTAGGGCATCCGGCCGGCGATCAGAGGCGCCTCACCCTCGGGGAGGGTGGCATAGAAGGATTCGACGGCCCGGAGCATCCGGCCCAGTTCCGGGGCCGTGATCGCCTGCATGCCGCCGGTCCAATGGACGTCGAACAGCGCGGTGTCGTCGTGCTCGTACGCCACCGCGGCGGCGACCGTCAGCGCCGCGGCGTGGCCGTTGCCCATGGCTCCACGGTCGGACAGGATCCAGACGGTGATCCCCACGTTCTGACCGATTGCGGTGGTCCGTTTGCCGTCGGGGTGCGGGAAGACGTGGAGCCCGGTCGCTGGCCGGTCAAGCTCGGGGACGAATTCGGCCAGGTAGTCGGTGAAGACGGCGCCTTCCATCCGCCACGGATCCGGGTCGTGGCCGTGGATGTAGGGACGCAGTCCGGTGACGAGCTCGTTCATGCCGTGGGGGTCTCCTGTGTTCGGGTCAGCGCGGTACGTCGCAGCGTCAGGGGGGTGAGCCGGTCCGTCTGGTGTTTCGCGTCGCGGCCGGGGTCGATGCCGGCCAGGATCGCGACCTCTTCCAGCGTGTACGAGAGCCACTGACGCCCCATCGGGCGCCGGCCGGTCACCGACAACAGCGGGCCCCAGTTCACGGCCCCCCATGCGGCTTTCGCCTGGTCGGCCCAGATGTAGGACGCGAACCCGCGCCCGTTGATCAACATCTGGTTGATACAGCCGACGGCGCGCGGGGACAGTGCTTGCACGGCCGGCGGACTGTCGGCTGAGGCGCGGGTGGAGATCGCGGGGATTCCGGTCGCGGTGTGGGTGAGGTCCAGGACGCGGGCGGCGTAGACCTGGCACGGCCGCCACGCGTGGTCCAGCCCGAGCGCCAGGACGGTGGCCACGGTCACCACGTCCTTGAACCGCATCGCCTTGAGCGCCGGCGGCTCGTCACCGCTTATCAACGCCCACAGCGCCCGTTCCTCGTCCGGCCGCAGGGTCCGCCGGCTCACGGTGTCTTTCTCGGGCCGGACCAGCGCCGCGGCGGGGTTCTCGGCGATCTCGGCCCGCTGGTGGGCGAACACGTAGAACGAGGACACGGCCGACAGGAACCGGGCGCGGCTGGACTTGGCGTAGCCGGCCGACCCCTTCCCGGGCGACCGTGGGTGCGGCGTGACGCCCCGTAGATACAGGTCATAGGCTCTGACCTGCGACGATTTGGCCGTGGCGGGGTTGATCGCGTGTTCGTGGCACCAGCGGAAGTACCGCGCCAAGTCCGCCCGGTAGGCCGTTCGGGTTCGGTCCGAGCGCCCCCCGGCGAGCCATGCGGCCGCCAGGTTCGCCACCGGTAGAAAGTGGTTGCTGCCAGGTTCCCGGTCGTCGCTCAGTTCCGCCAGTTCGTTGAGTTCGGCTCCCAAGATCTTGATCCGCCCCGCTCGCGCCCCGTCTCGCGCGGCGCCGGCGTCGGGAGTTCTTCGCAGGCGAGCGCTCGGCAGATTCGTGACCGTCGCATCCCGCTCCTCACGGTTCATGTGGGGGAGCCTAGCGCGAAATGGGAATAATCTGATCCTCCGCATTCCACACACCACGGAGTGTCACGATTGCCAGTGATCGGACAACCCCAGCACCGAAGACCGGGCCAAGATCATCCGTGTGTGTCAGGCGCCGTGCTCGTGGGCTTCCCACAGCGTCACGACGGTCAGGCGCCCGGCCGGCGACGTCGCGAGCTCCCGCAGGAACGCCCGGACCGCCTCGTGGGCGTCGGCGGCCGCCACCTGGTGCCGACGTGTCGCGCCGCCGCGGTTCAGGTGGTCGTCGTCGGCGGTCAGCCGGCGTAGGCCGCGCCGGTCGAACAGGGCATCGGCGGCGGCCACGCGCGCGGCGGGCAGCGACAGACTCAGCGCTTCGAAGAGCTCGGGGTGGCCGGCGACGTACGACGGGTCGGGACGCGCCGGCGCGTCGGCCGTCATCCGGTGCCGTAGCCGCCGAGCTTGTACCCCTGGATCCCGAGCTCCCCGAGCGTCTGGGGCCAGTCGGTGAACCGGATCGCCCGGTCATCGACATAGGCCACCGCCGGGAGTTTCCGGCTGGTGACCAGCAAGACCCCTTGCTTGTTCCAGAACTTCCGCCAGCGCGGATGCCAGGTCACGCACTCGATTCCGTGGCCGCTGCGGCGCTCAATCCAGCGGGCCACCTGGCGCGGGTTGCGGGTGGTGTGGACGAACACCGCGTGATGGCGCATGAGGCCGTACAGCGCCGCCAGGGCGCCGGGGTTCCAATCGCCGTAGATCGTGCCGTCGGCCCACCCGCGTTTGTAGTCGTGTAGGACCCCGTCGAAGTCCACGGCCAGGGTCTTGGGGGGCTTCGTGGGCTGGGGCCGCTCTCGTCGCTGACGCATCCGACCATGTTCCCGGACAGCGCACGGAACGCCCGGGCGCCGAGCCGGGGCCGCCGCGGCGCGGCTACGCTCACCGACATGGACACCACGACGATGGGCCTTGACGAGCGCCTGGCGGCGTTCAACGAACTGGACGCGCTGACGGAACAGGCGGCTGAGGCGCTGGCCGCCGTGCTGGCAAGCCCCGTGCTGAGCGAGCACCGGCGGCCGCCGTTGCACGAGGCGTGGCAACTGATGGAGATGGACTCCACGTGCGGGGACTGCGGGGAAGGGCGCTGCCACTGGGGCGGCGCGACGAAAGACGAGTCGATCGCCGCGGCGAAAGCCGGCCAGGACTACGTCCACCCGCACGAAGGCCGCTGCGGGTGCGCGCGACACGATGCGAGCGTGCGCGGCCGCGAGCGCCGGTTCAGGGTCTCGGCGGCGCTCGCCGGCACCGGTGAGGCCGGGGACGCGCCTCGTGGGTAGGGCAAGCCGCAAGCGGAAGAGCACACCGGGCGGCCGCGTGCCGCTCGGGAACACGATCGCGCGTGATCCGGTGTTCCGGCGGATCGTGTACGCGTGGGACCAGTTGGAGGAAGCGGCCGGCCACGTCATCGCGATGGCGGCTGAGATTCCGGACTTTGGACCGTACGGAACGGACGAGCTTCCGGCGGCGGTGTCGGCACTGGAGGCGTCCCGGACGGACCTCGCCGGCGGCGGGGCGGAAGTCGCGCTGGACAAGCTGGCCGACGGCGCACGGTGGGTGTCCCGGGCGTTCACGCTCACCCCCGGCGGGGCGATTCAGGCCGGGATCGGCGAGGCGGGGTTGGCGCTCGTCGGGGCCGTGCTGATGCTGCGGGGCGCCCTGATGGACTTGGACATGGCGAAAGCGGCCGCTGTGTAGCAGGGTCCGGATTCCCCGGTTTTCCTGCGGACGGCTCGGGAGCGGCGTACCGTCGTCATCAGGTCGAATCCCCGTCGGCGGGGGTGAAACCCGGCGTCTTGGCTGCGGCCGTGTTCGGAGACGTCTCTTACCCGGTGTGCGGGTGTGGCTCTGTGAAGAGCGCCGTTCCAGAACCGGTCTTGTGTGCCATGGGACCCGCCGAACGGTTCTACCCGGGATCCGGGTTGTGTGCCCCGTCGGGGGCCGGTGCCATCGTGCGGCGCCGGCCCCTGAGGCGTATCAGGGGGCTTGGATACATCGGAACGAGAATCGGCGATAGCGGGCATCCATACCGGAAAGCCCATGTGAGCCGAACGGGTGACAAGTAGGGTTTTCGCATGGCTCTGACACCCGAAGAACAGGAACGGGCGGACGCACTCGCGGCGGCCGTGCAACAGCACGACGAGGACGAGGCGGCGGTGGCGGCGTTCCACGCGGCACGCGCCGCCGCGGGGTTGCCCCCGGTAGAGGAGGAAAAGTCCTGACCATCGCCGGTGTACGAGGCCGGCGCGCGTGGATCGGCGCGCGCCGGCCGGATCATTCCGAGCGGGGCGAAGTGTGACGCCTCGGGGCGCCGGTCAGGTCTGGACCACCTGAGCGAGTCGCGCGGCGGCCGCGCGCCGGCGCGCGCCGGTCAGGCCTTCCGAGCCGGGCGCCTCGTCGGCGTAGAACGGATACCGCCCGTCGTCAGGGCCGCAGGCCTCCACGATGATGGTCAGCGAGTTGCCGCCGTGCTGGTGGGCTCCCTCGTCGGCGAGACACACCATGTGGCTGTGATCGACGAGGTCGAAGCCGCGACGTACGACGCGGAACGTTCCCTCGATCACGTCATCGTCGCTAGTCCCCCGGTAGTACGGCCGGTCGGTGAGTTGGACGAGGTCGCCGACGGCCGGCGGCGTGGCGGTCCGGAGAGCGTGTCCGTTGCCCGGCGTACCGATCCTGATCTGGCGGTACTCGTACATCTGGCGGGCGGGCTCGGGGGGCGGCATCCGGTCCAGTTCCTCGGTGGTGACGGTGATCACTTCTGGCACGGTCGGCGGCGGGGTGTACGGCGTGCGCAGGTAGAACTTGCACCGGTAGGGGTGGACGGGGACCGGGACGCTGACGCCGTGGCGGTGGGCCTGGCCGGGCAGCGTGAGCATCTTCGACATGGAACCGGCGGCGAGCTCCAGGCCGTGAGGGAGTCCCACGGTCAGTCTGAGGCTCAGCGTGCCGGACCAGTCGGCGCGGCCGGTGAGGTCGGCCAGGACGCCCAGGACGGTGAGCGCCGTCCCGTGGTCCAGTTCGACTTCGTGGGTGGCGGCGTAGTCGTCCACGATCTTGAGCGTGGCCATCGGGGTGCGGGATCCGGGGGCTTCGGTCATCGGGCCAGCGTAGGCAGGGGCCGGCGCTGCGGCGGGGAGCTCGGCGCGCGCCTAGGGCCGTTTCACCCTCAGCCCGGAGTCCAGAAGCCGGGCGATGGTGGTCAGGGCCCTGAGGAATTCCAGTTCCTCGCCGCTCAGGCCCCGGGCGCCGGCGCACTCTTGCAGCGCGCCGGCGTGTGCGCCCACCTCGCGGCGTAGAAACAGGTTGTCCGGCGGCGCTTCGATGGTGCGGCCGCCGTCGATGATGACGTGTACGGGGTCGTATTCGGCCTCGTGGAAGACGGGGTGTTCGTCCAGGCCGTACAGCGCGCCGCCGGCGCCGCGCCATCCGACGTGATGCATCCGGTAGACCATGCCCTGATTGCTGCGGACGGTCAGGGGCGCCCCGAGCTCGGGGACATGGGGCCGGGTGTCCGGCGGGGCGTCGGGGTGGGGCGGGTCGCCGGTCAAGGCTGGGCGACGAACTTCACCGGGCGGAACCGGATGCCGACGCCGGGGAAAGATGGGCCGGTGATGCCCTCGGGGTGGTGGGCGCACAGTCCGATGATGCGCCAGTCCTCTGCGATCGTCACGAACGATCCGGGGTCTTCGCCGCGGCGGGTGACCAGTGCGACGCTGTCCAGTTCCACGCCGCAGGTGACCGTTTCGCCGGCGACGAGCCGGGCGGACAGGTCGGGGTGGTTGGCGAAGCCTTCGGCGTGGAGCTCGTCGCCGACGATCCATGCCCGGGTGACGAGGCCGGCGACTTCGGCGCCAACGTGGCCGCTGGCCATCGGGTCGGTGAGGTAGGTCAGCGGTAGCGGGAGTTCCCGGGTGCGAGGCTCGGCGCCGTCGGCGGGGGTGGCGATGCGGGGGCCGGCGTCGCTGTCCATGTCCAGGCGCGCGATGCATCCGGTCCAGCCGGCCCAGTCGCCGGCGTTGACGTCCTGGTCCTGGTCCTGGTCGTGGTCGTGGTCGGGGGTGGCGACGCTGTTCACGGGTGGGTCTCCTCAGGGGCGTGAGCCGGGGCGTCTTCGCAGTGTAGGCGGCCGGCTACCGCCGCGGCGGCGCGCGCCGGTTGGGTGACAGGTCGGTCCTGTCGCCTGTCGCGTGCCGAACGCGGCGGGGAGCTGGGCGACGCCGCTAGGGCCAGCGCAGCGCCACGGACGAGCCCAACAGGCGCGTGACGGTGGTCAGCGCGCCCAAGAGTTCGTTCTCATCGGCGGTCAGGGGCCGGAGACTGGCCCAGCCGGCGAGCGCTTCGGCGTGGACGCCGGCTTCCCCGAGTAGGTACCGGTGGTCCAGGGGGCGACAGGCGATCGGGTCGGCGTCGGCGGTGGCGTACAGCGGCCGGTACGATCCGCGCTCGTACTCGCGGGGGTTCTCGTTCAGGGCGTACAGCGCGCCGGTGGCTCCCTGCCATGCGACTTGCGTCAGGCGGAACTGTGTTCCCTCGCCGCTGCGGACGAAGAATGCTTCCACACCCTCGGACATCGGGCAGTACGGGCGGCGGTCCGGCGGGGTGGGCCTCGTCGCCGCGGTGGTGGCGTTGCTCATGGCGGGAAGTGTAGGGGCGGCCCGCGCCGCGACGATGGACGCGGGAAGTGGTGCGCGGGCCGCCCGGGTGTTCGGTCAGTCCTCGTCGGTACGCCTTTCGGGGCGGGACGTAGCGTCTAGTCGAAGACGGGGCCCGGCGATCCTTCGTAGTCCCAGTCCCCGTCCGCCGGGTCGTAGCCGTTCCAGTCGATCGGGTCGCCGCCGGCGTCGAAGTCGTCGTAGTCGCTCCACAGGTCACCGGCCCGGGTGGACGGCCGGCGCGCGGCCGGGGGCCGGCCGCTGGCGATGGCCTGTGCCTCGCGGAACAGGCGCGTGGTCTCGGGCTGACGCGCGCAGTACGCCGCCAGGGTCTCGCCGGGGAACGGCGAGAGCCGGGGGTACTTCACTGGCGGGATCGGGCTCACCGTGAGGCACGGTTCCCGGTGGGACCCGCGCCGCTGGATCTCCTCATAGCGCATGCCCGGATCAAGTAGTGAATGTCGGCTCGGGCAGTCGCGGCCCCCGCAGTGGGAGAAGTTCAGGCCGTTGTCGTCTTCCATCGGTGGGTCCCCCTGGTGGGTGCGTTGTGGCAGCGGCACCGACAGAAGCGGGTGCGCCCCAGTAGCGGAGTGAAGCCGCCCTGGCATCCGTGCTCGGCGTCGCCCCGGTCGTGGAGCCCGAGCCGGCACCGAATGGACACGCTGTAGTCAACGGTGATCCTCATGCGGCCATGCTGCCCCGGGCGGCCGGCGCGTGCCGGTCACCACGACCGTTCCGCGTCGCCGTCGGGGTCGTCGGGGTCGCGGCCGGTGATGGTGTACTCCATGCCCTTGATCTGAGCGAGGCTGATTTGGGACATCAGCCGGCCGGCTCGGGCGCTACGCCACCAGCCGATCCCGAGGAACGCGGAGATCACGCCAAGGATGATGATCCAGACGGTGTCACTCAATGCTCTGCGTCCCTTCCTGGCGCGACTCGGGGACGGCGTACCGCCGGGCCCTGTCGCTGGTTCGGGGATTCAGCGTAGCGACGGCGCGCGCCGGGCGTATGAGGGGCCTGCGAGATTGGTACCGTCGGGGCACGGGACCGGGCACAAGCCGGGGGAACGCTGGGCGTCGAAGAGTGCAGGGTCGGGAGTAATTCGGGTAATGCCGCGCTGGAGCCGGGCCACGGAGACGAACTCGCGCCGGAGTCCGGTCCCGTATCAGACCAGTGGCGGGAGGGGAAGCACCATGGCGGAACTGAGGCTCATCGGTGAGCCGGACGAGGTCCGGGCCATCCTGGCGGCGATCGGCACCGTGGTACACACGGCCGACTTGCGGACGAGGTCGGCCAGGGATCCGGGGCTTGTCCGGGTGTACTGCCACACGGCGCCGCTGACCGCACCGGGCCCGG